TAAGACTCCAGCTTCTCACGGTCGGTGTCACACAAGTGATCCGCCATGTACTCCGTGAGCTTAGCTTGCTGCTCTCTGATCAAGGTGATCTGGTGCAGGACTTCCGCCTTAACACCGAACAGGCCGAACAGCTTCGCCCGCTGCTCTTGAGCCTTGAGCACAGTGTTGAGGAACTGTGCCTTTAGCTGGTCACTAGAGGCCGACTGGTAGTTGCGCCATGCTTCCTGGCGCACCTGGTCGAGCTCGGTGAGCGAGGCGACAGTGTTCTGGAGCACGTCCTTCAGCAGTGTAGGGTTAGCCACCGCCTGCTTGCGGATCTCATTCTGGTACAGCTGCTTGTAGCGTGCCGCTGTGCTGACAGAGACTTGGATCTCCTTGGCCACCTCATGGATGGTGTATCCACGCGAGTAGAGCTCGACGGATTTCACCCTCCGAGCAGTCAACGAGTAGCTCGATTTGGTCTTCCCGCGAGCCATGGTGCACCTCCAGATGCTAGCCTGACGCAGTCATTTAACCTAGTTTTGTGTCAGTCAAGCTAGTATGACTCTAGGATTACCGGGACTGCAGATTGCTCACTGTTGGATGAAAGTATAGTTTCACCCCAGGTGTGAACGGGGAGTCTCTGGGGGAACTCTGCCAACCTGGGGTGAAACTAATATTAAATTATGTACTACTACGCGGAACTACGCGACAGTCTCTACTGGGCTACTTCAGTGTCGTCCGGGGTAGTCGTCGTCGTGACCGCAGTCGGTTCTACGTCCACAACGGTAGCTCCCGTACCGTACACCGGCTTCTGTGGAACCCCCAGCAGCACCCCTGCTGCGGGCCACTTCTCTTCGAGGAACCGCACCGCGAAGTAGTAAGCCAGTAGGATGGCGAACGTGAGCAGGCCCACGAGCCAGTCCCGCGTGTTACTCGGAATGTCGATCCCTCTGGCGATCAGCCATGAGACCACCCACCCCACCAGGGCGGGCACACCCGTCCTGATGCCTCCGATGATAATGCCGTTCAGCATGTGTTGCCTTTCTGTTAGAAGCTGGCGAGCTTGGCCCAGTCGTCAAACCAGACCTGACCCCAGTACGTCGTACCAGGCATGTGCGCCTTCTGGAACCGCGTGACGGCATCCTTGGTGGGCTGCTCGAACACCCCGTCAGCCCAGCCGGAGTGGATGTCATGGACACCCGGCACGTACCCCATGTAGATCAGCTGCTGCTGGATCAACTTGATATACGGCTTTTCGTTGGCATGGTATCCACCGTGCGACTCCTTCGGACCCGAGATAAGTCCGAAGTAGTCATTGGTGCCACGAGCGATGATGCGAGGTACCGCGTGACCGTGCATCGGGCCATGGGGGTCAGGCTTCGTTGTGGGTGCATGAGGCTTCGTGGTTGTCTTGTGCTCACTGCTGCTGGAAGGAGCCGTGACAGTGCTTGTCTCGTTGTGCGCTCCCAGTGGACCAGAGATGAGCACTACGTTCTCGTCAGCTGAGTTACTGAACCACTTGTTGCCGTTCTGCCACACGCAGCTAACCAGCTTGTGACCGTGCAGCTGTGCGAGAAGGAACTTCATGGCCGGAGCGATCTGAGACTTGGTCGGGAACCACAGATCCCAGGTGGTCACCGCAGGTGGTGCACTAATGCCAAGGCTGCTCAGGTTCTGCTTCGTCACAGACCAGGAAGCGCCTTCCGGAATCCAACCGTGCTTGATGAGGCCCAACTGACTGAAGTGGACCAGCGCCGGAATACCAGCGTACAGACCGTCATTGACGTAGTAGCCGTCCAGCGCCTTGTTGTAGGCTCGCAGGTACGCTTCGACGCCCGCGTACTTGGACGGCGACGGAGCCGCATCCCAGCTGACGTACAGAGAGGAACCCTTCGACAGTCCGCGTGACTTCCAGAACGCCAAGTCAGCAGCACCGTCCGCTGCACCAGCAGCTGCACCTTCGGTGATGCGCGTCTCGTACCACTCCGAGTTCGCAATGAACAACGATCCGGTGTTCGCGATCTTGTTGATCTCACCAGGGTTGGTCAGCTTCCACTGCGTAGCGCTCTGGTTGTTGCCAGCCCCAGAGCTGTAGCGGAACTGTCCGCGTGCACCTTCTGCGTGCGCCTTCTGCGGATCGATACTACTGGCACTGTCGAGCAGTACGGTTCCTACTGCCAAAGTCATGGTGTGCTCCTAGGTTGATGTTTCTCGTTCGGCATCTTGAACTTGATAACATCGTGCGGACTGTCACATGAGTAACAGTACACCCCGGTGTTATAGCGAGACAACCGTTTGCCACAATCAGGGTTGGCGCAGTAGCGCACCTCTGATTGGCGTGACATACCACAATCTTCCATTAACAGCCGCTCATGATGCGAACTGTCAGATCAATCCACCAGGTTGATCAAGTAGCCGTATTCGACATCAAGTATTGGATTGTTGGCAATCCGCAACAGTGGAATTACCGAAGAAGAGATGACCGCTTTGGTGGCGGCCGGGTCCATACCGACGTCTTCAGCGTCGAAGTCAGGACCGGCTACCAACCAAGACCACACACCGCTAGATGGAACGCCATCTATCCAGGTGACACCACCGTCGAACGATGCTTGCCAAGTGCCAGCGATGGGCGGATTCAAATCGATGCTGAGTGAGTACTCACCACGACCTGCACGATTGAGTCTCACGAGATCTCCTTGATCGAAATGGTGCGTGGCACCTCACCAATAGTAACAGTTCGTTCTATTTCACTAATGCTAGAAGTACGTTCCACTTCTTTGATGACAACAGTAATGCTGGTTGGCTTTTCACCATTGTCACTGATGGCCAGACCCATCCAGGCGATCTGACCAACAACGCTCGCTAGATAATGAGATGCTGAGAAAGCTTCACCACTCCAGATGTACTCAGGATGTGATGAGCTATCCATGCCAGTTCTACTGATAGCCTCGCCAGACCATGTAATGGTAGCTTCAGCAGAGGCTACTTCAACTTCACCAGCTAATGCTTCTCCGGACCACGCGTAAGTGTCAGAAGATTCCGCCTTCATGTGAGTCCGCGCTACTACTTCCCCAGACCACACGTAGCTAACCAAAGCCTGAGCATTCGAATCAGACAGTACTACTGCTTCGCCGCTCCACTCATATACGTTGTCAACCAAGACTTTCATGTGAACATGACTGGAGGCTTCACCAGACCATGTGATAATGCTATCAGCCATGACGATAGCAGTTTTACCTGCTACGGCTTCGCCAGACCAGGTGTAAACAGCGTCAGCTTCAGCCTTCATATGCGTGAGGGCCGAGGCATCGCCAGACCACACGCGACTATCAGAAGATGCAGCGTTCATCTGAGTGCGTGCAGATATTACTCCAGACCACTTGTATTCTGTTGCAACCTCTGCCACTACATTGACATGAGCAGCTGCTTCACCAGACCAAATGTAATCTTCCGAAGAAGATGCAGACATGGTGGTGCGTGCTGTAGCTGATCCAGACCATGTGATGCTGTCTTCAGCAGAAGCATTAGTCTCAGTTACAGGAGTTCCACCGCCGAGCGGATCGGCAGCAGTTGCTACGTCTGTGTTCATGCAAGTCGTGATCTGCTCAGGTGTTAGCACACCTAAATAGAAACGAGAGTTCTGGAACTGACCGTACATAGGAGCATCGGTCGTCAACAGATCTTCACCAAAGAGCCACGTACGTCCAAGCTGTGGAACGTACGGACCAGGTGCTGTTAGCACGCTTGTGCCATCGATGAACATTTCAGCACTACCATCTGAAGCATAAGTGAGCGCTATATGATGATCAGTGTTAATGCTGACAGAAGCAGTACCGCTATCAACGCTGGTCGGCGTCCAGATCATCGCTGAGGCACCGTAGTCAACAGCTGCCGCAGCTACTCCAACATCAGCAGAAGTGTCCCACCAGCCGAAGAAGCAAACGTTTCCATTACCGCGACTATCCCACTTCGCCCAAGTCATAACAGTGAAGCCATCAGTTGGTTCAGATGTAAATGGAATAACTGATGCTGCTGGTCCGGGAGCACAAACTAGTGCTGGTTCAGCACTGTAGGTTCCATTTAGGATTGTTAAGTCTAGGCCATTGCCTGAATCATCATGACCAACATCAGACGAGTTGGCAAACGAGTAAGCACCTAGAAGTGTTACACCGCTGGGCTCTACTACTGTGGTTGAGGTTGTAGCAGCGACAGCTTCTGACCAGTCTGACTGTGTACCGCCAGACACCGTCGCCACTCGGATCTCGTAGTTGGCCGAGTCTAGACCGTCTAGGGTGAGAGAAGCAGAATTGCTTGGATCTATTGATGACCACTCGCTGGTTTGCGAATTCGCGTTCAACATTCCGTTGAAGGCGGTCACGCCGGTCACGACGTCATACGCTTGGGACTGGAGAACCTCCTTGATCCGGGCGGGCGACAGGGCTGGGTTGGCCTGCTTGATCTTCGCTACAACGCCGCTCGCGTAAGCGGTAGCACCAGAAGAGAAGAATCCCGACGGAGCGTAGATCGTCGCCTGATCAGCGTAATTCGACTGACATGTTCCGTTAGTGTCGGTGTAGCCAATCCAGTTAATGCGAGGATCAGCTTCTGTCAAGTTGGAAGTGATGTCATTTCCATCGTTGAACAGAGCAATCTGGACCGGGATGCCAGCATCTAGCAGCCGCGCCAGCTGAGTCTGCACAGCAGGATCATCAGTGCCACCGAGTTGTAGCCCAGCGAGTCCGTAGGAGCAGTCCACCACCGCTGTGTGACCGGCAGCGTCGGACAGAATCCAGTCAACACAAGTCTCCAATGAAGCGCCGGAGAACTGGTCCAGGTGCGCGCTAGAGTCGCCCCAGATGTTGACGCTGACGGCCGTCGCGCCTTTCGCTACACCGTTCACCGAGCCGACCGCCCGCACCGCGCACTGCGTGCCGTGCGGTTCCGGGTCCGAGTCGTAAGCAGTGCCCGCGAGCGAGAACCCCGGTGCGGTACGCCCGTCGAGTTCATTGTTACTTGCTAAAGATGGATCAATACCACCATTGATGAAGTAGATCCGGACGTCGGAACCGTCGTAGGTGTAGCTGTACGTCCCGTCCGTCCCGGTGGTTTGGTCCATCCGGTCAAGGTAGGAGGGCGCCGAGGACTGCGTGGTGCTCGCGGGCGGGACGAGATCAGTACGTCGCCACTGCACCGCATACGAGTCAGCACCAGCTACTTCATCGAACGAAATGTTAAGAGTGTGGTCTTGACCAGCGACTGCCAAACCGCCTGGTGCTGACGGCAGCGAAGAGGTATCCGCAGGGCGTAACGCTAGTAAGAACGTCACCCACGGTGCTGAAGTGATCGCTACCGACTTACTGCCAGTAGCTCCTGGAGTGGCCTGAACAGCATCCTGCAATGCGAGGTCAGAAGCACCATGGTAGCGCCACGTAAACCCTGAGGTGGCAGACTCTGAGCCGGTGAACTCACCCCAATCGACTCCAGCCCACACCAACGTAGCATTTGGTGTAACAGTGGTGAGCCCTGCAGCAGTCATAGATGACGAGGATCCTGCTGCGCTGGTAGTGGCGACATCAAAAGGTGTGCTGGAGTCTACACCTGAATATGCGAAGAGCAAACCGTTGTGATCTGTTGACCCCGACCAGGTGAACGATAGCGATCCTTCGGAACCGGACGCTATCTTGTAGTAAGAGTACACCCGATAAGATGATGCTGCTCCAGTCATCGTCACTGGTGGACGAAGCTGCGCAAACCCAGATGGTGGCGTGACTGTCTTCGCCGCCCCGGTGTAGAAGTAGGCGACGATCAGATCACCAGCAGCCAACCCTGACAGCGCAGAGAACGTGACTGACGTCCCCGTCGCGTAGGACGAAAACTGCGACGACCGGAATGCGACCGCCACGGTTACACCCTTCTAGTCACCTTGCAGATAACGCAGTTCAATGCTTGGATCAAGCTGCGTTATTGCTGATGGTCACGCTGGTCACTGTGATCTCACCAGAACTGTTGAACACGAGATCTCCAGTGAGCGCCTCCCAACCACGGAAGGTGCCGCCGCCGTCAGGTTCGCCGTCCCAGAATCCGATGTGAGTGCAAGGACCGCTTGCCTCACCACCAACGAAGTCGGTTGAAGCAACCGAAATGGCTCCATTGGTTGCAGTCGGCTCGATGGTAACCGGCGAAGCTGACGAACGGTTCGATCCGCTGGCATCCGGCTGAGCGGTGTGAAGCGTAGCGTGATCGATGGCAGCAGCCATAGCCGCTGCGCCTACCTGCATCGTACCGACGTTGAGCATGCTGACTCCCTGGTTACAGTCATTGATACTGCAACAATCATCGCTCAAGTCGGCGGCGCAACCTACTATCGGACGAGCGCGTTCACCTTGTCAGTGATAATCAGCGAAGCATCTTCCGGACCACGGATGAACGAGTGGATGTACACCGCTCGCTGATAGCGGTTATCAGCAGGACCGCACCACACCCGCCGCCAGTGGCCGCGTACCAGCTGCCGATAGGTCAGCGGGGTGCCAGAACTGGTCGGTTCCCGGCCCTCAGACCGCCGCAGAGCGATCACGGTGACTCCGGTGGGGACCTTGGCCCGAGCCGCGTATCGCATCGCTGGCTTGGGGTGTTTTTCTTCGCGGTCTAGTGTGGTGATGGTCTGCTGCATCAACCGCCAAGTGGACAGCAAGACCTTGAGAATCGGTGATGGTGCCTGGTGGATGTTGTTCACATCCAACGCCTCATCAGACCAGAAGCTAATCCGCCCCTGCTCAACCTTGATTTCAACCTCGGAGTCAGGAGACAGCATACCCTTACCCATGGTCACCATCAGCGGCATGCGACGCTCGTACTTGAACCCCTGCATCATGACGATGTCGTAGCGGAAGGGTGGCTCCTCAGACCACTTCATCTGCCAGACTTCATCCTCCGGGTCTTTGGTGTCACCGAATGCCCAAATGCGGTCGTTCCACCAGAGAATGGAATTGATCGTCATCACTCGATGGCGCAGGTCCAAGATGCGGATCTTGTTCGGGTAGTAGATGAACCCCGCTTCGGACGGTTGGTCCGACTTGAGGATGACCTCGTCCTCCGGAAAAGATTCGGCAGCCGCCTGGATGAGCGTCTGCATATCCGGGTGGACGTAGTAGTTCTCAGCCAGCGCCATGGCCGACTCGAACGCCTGAAAGCGATAGCGCGAAGCGGAGTGCGTCGCAATGATCGTAGGATCGGCCTCAGCCTGGTAGTCCACGTAGGTGCGGAACGTCTCAGACTGCATCTGTTCCGCAATCCTAGTGCGGAGAGTTATGGTGTCGGTAGCTGGCATAGTACAAATTCTACTCAGCGAATTGCAGGACCGCTGCGTTGATCTTCCGGCTCTTCGATGTTGTCGTTGTGAAGTCCGAACTGCGCCAGGTGCTGATTGAGCTTAATGGCACAGGCGAGGCCGATGTTCTTCATGCCATAGAAATCGTCGTACGAGATGTTGGCCATGAACTCAGGAGTCGGCTCCACCTGGAAGGTGCGGGCAATCGCGTTAATGACTCGTGCCAGGATAACATCTTTCTTCGCTACCTCTACAGGAGCCGCCGCCTTCTTCGGTGTCTTGCGCGAGCGCGGCGGGGCGGTACCATCCTGCTCTACAGTGCCACAGGCGATGATGGATTCAAGCAGCGCCGACACCATACTATCATGATCGTCGCACATCTCAATGAGACGCGGTTTTGCTCCGTCAATTTTCACCACATGTGTGTTGACTGACTTGGCCTTAATGCGTGACTCCTTATAACAGAAATCGCACCAGTGCTGAACGACTAATTCCTGCATGTCAGCCTTCTTCGATAACTTGGCGAGTGTTGGATGACCGTGGCTCGTTGCTGCTGTCTGTGGTGGCGTTGTAGGTGCGCATGACGGTGCTGATCCGCACAGCGTCACGGCCCTCGCCCGCGATCCTACCGACACCGTCCAGCAGATAGCCATCGATGTATGTGTACCATTGGGCGTACACCGCTCCGCGCATCGACATCTCTTGATGGCGCACAGTGTGACAGGTGGAGCATTCCTGCTCTACGTAAATGAACTTGTGACGTCGGTTGATGACCGCATTGCGCGGCTGCCAATTGTGTCCGTAGGTGCGGCACCGCAGCACTTCGTCAGACCATTGCCGCGCAGCTGCCAGCACTTCACGTTCGGTCGCGTACTTCTGTGTCATACAGATATTTGACGCGATTCAGTCCGTTCCGATGTGGTGCTCGTCAAAGATCATTCTGATATCATCTTTGAGATGCTGCGGTTCTTCGTAACCACCCTCTAGCAGTCGGCTGATCTTCTGCACTGCTGCTTTGAGTCGAGCATGCTCAGAGGCATTGCGATTGTCTTTGGCCATCGTGCACCTCCAGTGGCTTGACTACCACCGTACTACACTACTGAGCGGAATCTACCATTGTGTTCGTGCCAACGCACTTCGCAGTACCGCGTTCTGTAGGTCTGCATATCACCAAGGCACTGCGCATGGCGAGGACGGTAACGCCGTCGGCGCAGGTAGCGCATCATCGGCCGCGACGTCCCCGAGTACCGCGACGAGTGGTTTCTGCTGTCATGCCAGCGCGAGCTTCCATCAGCGCCTTGCGCTTACCCTTAGTGGCTTCGGAGTTGCTCTCCAGGTAGGTACGTTCTAGCCCGCGTACGTGCGAGGGGACAGTGTGGTGAAGTTCCGGCTCGAGAATGGCGAAGTCGTCGTAGTTGTCATAGATCGGCTTGTCCGACTCATCTAGCACTACTCCGAGGAACCGCTTAGCCTCCTGCGCATTGCGAGCGAAGAACAGCGGAGACCACACCGACTCCGCACCAGTGGTGCACAACCCCACGATCTGATGCCAGGCCGAAGGCAGTGCAACGATGTCGTACCCTTCGATAGTGCGCGGTTCGGGGGCAGCGTCAGTGACAGGCTTCTTCTTGGGCATACAACATTTTACGCAATTTTGTCAGCCGCCCACAAACACAATCCTAGCGCGTCGCATACGTTATTGTCATGCGACACCTTACGATCGAACATCGTCAGATTAAGCTGTGCGTTGACTTCTGCGATCATATCTTCTTTCGAGGCATGACCACTTCCAGTTACCAACTTTTTCACCGAAGTGGAAGCTGCTGTAATCCAGCACTCCGACACCCCAGTAGTGATCCACAGCTGACGCTTGACGATGCCGCCGAGCTCTCCCAGCTTGGAACCAGATTTCGAGAAGGCGTACTCTTCGATAACTATGCACTCTGGATGGAACTTCTCGACCCGCTCACCAATGATAGTGGCGATGTAGTCGCTCCGCTCCACCGTGCTGCCGTCCTTGGTGGTGGTGCTGATGCGCTCTAGATGAACAGGTTCGAGGTGCTCATCTAACACCGCTAGGCCGGTGCCTGACAGACTCAGGTCCAACCCCATGATCCTCATGAAGCTTGTCCTAGATACCGCTCGGAAGGTGTGGGGAGGGACTCGTAGTACTCAACCAAGGATGACTTGAGCTCTCGACCGGCGGGGTACTCACCCTTGTCGTACCCTTCCGCGATCAGGTGCTCCTTGAATTTCCTACGTTCACCTTCACCTAGGCCACCCCACACTCCGTAGTCTTGACCCGTTACGAGCGCGTACTCCAAGCACCTCAACTTGTAAGGGCAGCTGGTACAAATAATACCAGCTAAGGATTCGCGCTCGTCTCGCCCAATCTCGGTCCTGCCGTCGTCCACCGGGGAGTAGAACAACTCCATGTCCTCGGTGCAGGGTGGGAAATTATTGGGATCAACAAGCACTGCGTGCCTCCGGTAGCCAACCGACGATCACCGTGATCGTTGGATCACATGATGACACACTTCTGATCGAACCAGTACTGGTCCTAATGAATCACTCACCCAAGATGTTGCCCAAGATGTTCGACAGCTCAAGCACGCATACCTGAGTTAAGCCTGCTTAAATACGTCCCTATGTTTCAGAGGGGTGTGAGGAGTTTCTACGTCAGACATACTGAGCATCTGCTCAGAAACCGAACGGAACCCAGCTCACGAGCCTCGGATTCATAGGGTTCCTCGAAGCATGTATCGGACTATATCCGCTTCAAGCGGTAAACAACTTTGAGCAAGTCACCGCAACCGATCGCCTCGACGCACCCCAATGCGACGGCGTGGGCGCTCATCCTTCGACCACTCTGGGTCTAGCTTCTGACGAGCTCTCTGCCAGGCTTCGTAGCACCGCCCTAGGCTGACCTGCTTATGCAAGGTCATGGCGTCGTCTTCGGTGAACACCGCATCCAGTACCGCGAACAGTTCCAGTAGCGGCTCGACGGTGCCCACCACCACCTGAGCGTACTGCTCAGTTGTCAAGGATGTGGAGCTCTCCTGCTTCGTCGATGTACCACGACGACCAGCAGTCGTGGCAACAGTACGTCGTGTGCCGCTCGCCCGGTTCTTCGTGGATTTCTCGGTCACTGTTACACACCGCGCATTCTATCATCCTGGGATCCTCTTTCTACCTGGAGACCGCTCTAGGTGAACCCATCGGCATCTCAAGCATCGACGGTCATAGTACGATCCGCCTTTGCACCATCTCCTGCTGAAATGATGCGGTCCTAGCAGGTGACCGCAAGTTCTGCAAGTCATCGCAAGAAGCGTGCGGGTGCCTAGATACATCGACCTAGGCACCCCGCGACGGCTCATGAGTGCTACCCCAGCGTGACTCGGAGCAGGTTACCTGCAGTGGCAGTCTTGTAGACTCGGTTGGCTCGCTTCGCTGCGGTGCGCACTCGAGAACGCACCCGCTCTACTGTGGTGTCAGTGAGGTCCAGGTGGTAATGACCGTCCGGAAGCGACTTGATCCGGTGCAGCAGGTGCTCAACCTCGACCGTGGAAGGGGCTGTGGGCGCCTCTGCTGGCTGAACGGGAGCCACCAGGGTAATCGGCTCAGCCAGCGACAGAGAACGCCCTGTGGAGCCGCCCAGCCGTTTTAGCTGCTTGTTGGTCAGCGCACCGCCGTTCATCTGCTTGCTGTAGCGCTCGTACTTGTGGTCGTAGGTCTCCTTGGGGGTATTACGCATCGTAGTAGTCCTCCGGTTCGTACTCGCGTTCATCGTCTCGGTCGTACTCTTCGTTGTGCTCAGTGCCGCACAGCGGACAAGTCCATGAGGACTCGTGCGCGAACGTTGACAGCAGCACCTCGCCCTCAAAAGGGCACTCAGCAAATGTTACGGAGTTTGAAGTGTTCGCCACGACGATGGCCACTTCTTGCTTGCAAACTTCAACCGTGTCATACTCCTGGACACGGAGCAGCCGCTCACGGTCTCGAGAGCTCAACGAGGTGAGCGTGACGTCGGTAGCGTTGCAGGCACGCTCAGCCATGACTTCATCCGGACCGACAATCTGCGACTCACGTCCGGTCACGCCTTCAGGGTAGTTCGCCATAGTATGTCAGCTTTCGTGACGAGGGTGCCGACAACCGTTAGCACCGGGTGCACCGAATGATGCTCCGCAGTTGCGGCACCCACCTTGCTCTGCAGGCTTAATGATAAGTTTATCTCGCGGGATGGTTACTTTAGCCGCATGCACTTCATCGTCATGGAAACCATGATCGAGTGAGCAGATAGGGCAACTCATCGCCTAATCCTCGCCACTCGCATGCGAAGCCATACCGCGCGGTCCTGCAACAGCTTCGCCATGGATGAGCCGTAGGTCTGTGATTCCTTGTGCACCTCATCAGCTAGCTCTGTCAGCACCTGTACCGCAATATCGTCGTAGACGGATTCTAGTGCTAGACGAGCAAAGTCTAAGTGAATACCGCTGGGGTTCCTGCCATACAAAACTGCCGCTGCTTTCTTTACAGCTTCGTCAGAAATGTGCAAAGGTGCAGGTCCTACGCCGTAACCACGAGCCAGTGCCGCATTGTGCGCTTCAGGATTCGCAGCCGCTACTTCGCGAAGGAGCTCAGCGGCGCTCTTCTCGTCCTTGCTCATCAGCACTCTCCAGGATGGTTCAGACCGCACGATGTGCAACGTGGTGCTCTCAACGCTTGCGCATCGACTACTTCGTTCGAGTCTTCCGGACATTCCAGGTGCATATAGTCACCAAAACCGTCACCCACGATCTGAGTGCCTTCAGGGAAGCGACGATCGCATGCTGAGCATGTACCGCCCCAGTTGGCGGTGAATGATCTAGTCGGTCTCATGACTACTGCTGATTTCGCTGATCGATCAATGCTTGCCGCACCGCGCAGTCCTTAGACTCCAGCAGCTTGCGTAGGCAGGTGGTCAGTTCCGGACCGTCCTCAAGCGAGTGCAGCATCAGCAACGCAAGTGACGCGAAAGGAGCGCTGATATCCTGTAGGTTGTTCGGCAGGTGAGCGTACTCGAACAACTTCTCGAAATGTCTGGTGCTGGGCACACGGTCATACCAGATACCTTTAGAAATACTCATGCCTCGCGCTCCCTAATCAAATGCGACAACTCGTTGTAACCTGAGTGGAAATACACAAATGGGATACCGCGCTTCTCGTAAACTTCGCGGTGCAACGGGTCGTCGTCTACTCCATATAATATGGTGCAACCCTGACTCAACAAGTTGTCTAGGATGTGTCCCTTGAAGTTGGTATAATCGTGCTCACCGCGCATAAACAAGTGGTCGTACGGTAGCGCGTTGTTAGCTAGCCAGACGCGAGTGCGGTGACGGAACTTATCTAAGCGATTGGTAATTAATCCTACTGCAACCGAAGGCATGTGGTAATACGCCGCACGCAGCATAGCTGCTCCGCCAGGAATGACTGGATCAATATCCATGCGCTCGTCATGGAAGCGATACCAATCCGGCTTCCAATCAGGTTGATGACAACCATCGTACAGTGTGGTGAAACGGTCTGAAGCATCGGCTACCACTCCGTCGATGTCGAACAGAACGATCTTCACTACTCACTCCTATACGATAGTCAGACTCCGCTCCCATGCGGCGTCCAGGCCAGGCCAGCTACGAGAATTGTACGCAAGCTGTCGGAGGTCCTCGTTGTCCTTCTGTCCCCAACACAGCCGCGAGTAGAAGCACGACTCCTGCAGCATGCTACCAGGAGTGCAGGAAATATCACGGTGCGGCATCTTCTTCTTCTGCAACAGAGTGATGGTTTCATCCACCCACTGCTGCACCTGCTCCCAATGCTCAGTGTTGAAATCTACCGTGAATGTCTTGGGTCGATTGTTGTTCTTGTTGTCATACAGCAGGATGCCACGCCGTACGTTGACTGCCTTCATGTACAGGAGCAGCTGGCGGACGTTGTCGTCTTTCGGAGCGCCAGACTGGTTAATCCAGGTAAATCCACGGTCATTGATACCCTTAATGTCAATGACGTACTTTCGCCACTTACCGTTAATGCGGATAGCGATAAGGACGTCAAGTGACCCTGCCACATACAGATCCGGGATGGTGACGAACTTCTCGATGGCCAGCACCCGAAAGCGATTGCGTCCAAGCACTCTCTCCATGTCATAGAAGATGTACTGCCACTTGTGGTGACGCCAGTTGCCATCCTCGAACAGCAACTCCTGGTCCGGATCCAACACTCGGGACCCGCGCGTACCAGTGAAGCGAAAGATGGCTTGGCGCTGGCAAGAGTAGACCGCGCTGGGGCTGAGACGGCCAGGAGGGCGTGGTCGAGGCACCATGGTAATGTGGTGGCCATCGTACCGCTCCGGAGCCTTGTCGCGCTTCAGCAGGTACTCATCAATCAAGGCGCGCAGAGGCTCAACCTCCTGTGCCTTCATGTTCTTGACAAGTTGGCTGAGTGTCTTGCGCTCGCGTGCTGGCATAGAAGTATTCTACTTACCTCGGAGGTATTGAGATCGCCTATCAGGAGACCAAGCTGAACCGAAGAAGTCGTGCGGAAGGTGACCGTGCTCTCGCAGCAGCAAAGCCTTCAGGTACTGGTTCGCACTGATGCCAAACCTCTTCGATGTGCCACGTACCATATCGGTGACATCCTTATTCAGGTACGTAGTCAAACTCACTCGCGTCATTGTACTAGCTGTTCTGCCCTAAATCGTAGCGCCTTTTCAATATCTATTAGACGCTCTACCGGATCTGTGATAGGACGACCCCGCAGCTTCATCTCAATCTGAAACCGCACCTCGCGGTGGACTTCGTCTGCCGCTATGCGCAGACCAGCTGCAGTAGCTACATCTTGATCAGTCGTCATCTCGCCTTGCCAGTCGAATAAATAGTAGCAGCGCCACAATCATCAGCAACACCACAATGATGCCAAGCACTGCCAGTATTACTAGCAACTGGTGTATCGTCATAGCTCTTCAAACCTCACTACGGCACGAATGCCATGGGACGTGAAGTCGATCACCATCTCAGCCTCACGGCCCAGCTGATCCGCAGCACCGATGATCTTCTTCATGGTAGTAGCAGTGAGGGAGTAGCTGCCTTTGGCTGTGAACTTCATTTCAGTGAGAGACTCGCCATGCTTGACGTCTCCCTTGGCCCGGTGCGATGAACCTGAACCGGCTTGCACCTTACCGCCGTTCTTCACGGCGTAGTTGCTCTCTTGCTTTCGAGACTCGCGATTGTTCGACTCTCGACTCTTCTCCCACCAGCTAGGGAACGTCATGTCCAGAACCGTTGTCGATAAGGTTGCACGCCACTACAGCAGCTTTGCTGATCGTACGCTGGACCGACTCCACAGTGACATCGTCGCTCTCTTGAAAGATCTCAACCGAATGCTCGATGCCGAAGATCGTCACTGATATACGCACCGTCGTCGCCAAGGTAGACCTCTCGCAATTCTCCAGTAGGAGACCACTGATCATCAGTGAATTCCTGAATCTGCATCAGCACTCGACCGATGCCTTCTTCAGCTAAGTGTTCGAGACAGCCAGAGCAACACTCGTGATTCACCACCATAGTCATACTGCGATGGTAAACCTCAGATGAGCCAGTTGTGTTTCTGGATGCGGTTGATAGCGCGTTCATCTCTGCATGGGTGGCAATGCACGGATGCACGCTGTAGTCTAGCGGAACAGCTTCAGCGTGTGTGAGGTTGCCACGAGGACATCCGCCGTCACTACATAGCGGCACACCAATCGGAGTGGTGTTGAACCCAGTTCCTAGTACCAGTTCATTGAGAACTAGTACCGCTCCCACCTTGCGGCGAGAGCAGGATGAGTATTCCGAGATCTTGTTAGCCAAATCAACGAAGGTGCGCATGAGTTCTCCTCAATTCACTCTTCGCCATCATCCTCGTCCGGTTCGAACGTTGCATGAACCGCTTCGCGGATGCCTTCTTCGAGCTCCTCAGCGATGAGGTTGTTGTTGCGCAGGTAACGCTTGAACTTAGGACGACCGATGAGAGCATCCTCTTTGTAGCCATCCACCCACCAAGTGCTGTTGGACTTCTTGATCAGTCCGTACTTGCGCCCGAGGTATATGATGTCTTCGATCGGGTCGATGCCGCCCAATTGATAGTCGTAGACGAAGGTGGTCTCAGCGCCCTGGTGGGTACTACCGATCTTGTCCTTCTCTACTCTGACCAGGACGCGGTGTCCAACGATGTGTTCCTTCTCTACCAACTCTCCGGTGGCAGCATTGACCCTCTTGGACTTCCGCTTGATGGAATCGGTACGAGTGAGCTCCAAGCGAGTGGCCGCGTAGAACCCCATAGCCTTGCCACCAGACGTGATGGACCGCTTGCCGAACATAACACCGACAGCTTCACGGGTCTGGTTGATGAACAGCAGCGCGGTGTCGGAGTTGGCGGCGGTCAGCTTCCGCAACGCCTTGCTCATCAGCTTAGCCTGCTCAGTGCCCATCGAGCCAGCTTCCATGCCGTTCTCGAGTTCGGACTTGGGCAGCAGCGAAGCAATAGAGTCAATGCAAATGATTCCGTACTCCCGAGAGCGCAGCAGCGTCTCGGTGACATCGATCACTCGCTCAGCGTGTCCCAGCCGCTCCTGGTTAGTCAGTGCCAGCGCGTCTACGTCCACTCCAGCCGCAGTAGCAAACGTAGGATCAAAGGTGCCCTCTGCGTCGATGAAAGCACACTTCTCACCCAGCTTCTGATTGGTGGCGATAGTGCGGTAACACACGTACGTCTTACCAACATTGTAACTGCCGAAGATCTCGGTGTGACGATTACGACCGAAGCCACCCTTCATCAAATCATCGAGCGACAGGATTCCAGTAGGCACCTTGCGGATGGCCAGTTGAGGATCCGACGCCATAATCATGGAGTTCGGCCACTTCTTGTTGATCGCGCTCAGTACGCTATCAATAGCTGTAGCGTTACCTGAAGCAGCCCGACGACCTCTAGGCACCGATTCTCCTTAGCTGGGGTACAGCTGTATTATACGAAAACTAGTCTGTCGCTCTGGGTGCACGCTGAATTACTTCGATGTCTCCAGGCTTCCCGGTGGACAAGTTGACCCAGTGGCGAGACCACTCGCCGCGCACCAGCACTACTGACCCTTCTGGTAGTGTCCAGAAGCGACGAGTCTCAGACCACAGTCGAATATCAAACGACTCGGTGATCGAGTAACGCATGTGCCAGGTGAGGTACGGAGTGTTATTCTTGGTCTGTCCGTGAGTGATGCGCTGGATCATACCAACTAGTACCGCTTCGTTATCATCGTCTGCGAGATCTGATGGCAGCTTGACGATGTCTTGGTAACGCACTCGGTACTTCTTCATGCGATCTTTGAAGGTCCAGTTAAGCAGCTTCTCCGTCGCGTGCTCGTCGCCGGGGATGCCGATGGACTCCAGCGCCGACCCGATAGCCAGCTTCTCCATCACACCCTTATTGTTGACCGCCGCAGCTACCTCGTCGAAGTGCTGGTAACCGCCCTCGGGACGGCCCTGAAGCAGCTTCTGCGCCTGCTTCTCGCCGATTCCGGTGTAGTCCTCCAGTCCGAGACGGATCACGTCCCTGTCGCGTTCTGGCGTCGCGCCGCCCATCGAGATGTTGATGTCCGGTGGCTGGATCTTGGCTCCGAGCGCGATAGCCTCCCGCATGTACAGCTGACGCCGCTCGATGTTCTCCTTCTTGTTCGGGACCGTGCGCAGTAGCGCTGCGGTGAACTCCACCGGATACAGCTTCTTGAGCCGCGCCGTCTGGTAGGTGAGGAAGGTGTAGGCTACCGCGTGCGCACGGTTGTAACCGTACCCTGCGTAACCCTCGATGATGTCCCACACCTGTGTGGCGATGGCTTCTGAGATGTCGTTAGTAATCTTGCAGCCTTCGATAAACACCGGGCGCATACGATCCATCTCGTCTGACGACTTGTCTTTGATAGCCTCTTTGATTTCATCTACTTGTACCATACTAAAACCAGCCAACACTGCGCCGATCTCCATCACCTGTTCCTGGTACAGAATGACACCCCAGGTTGGCTCCAGGATTGGCTTCAGAAGCGGGTGGATGTACTTGATGCGAGCTCGACCGATCTTCCGGTGGTTGACGAACTGCTCCGGGTAGCCAGCTGCGATCGGTCCAGTGCGGTACAGCGACGTGATGCTGACAATGTCTTCGAAGTCTTTAGGCTTGACATCCTTGCAGCCGCGCTGGTTAGTGGCACCTTCCATCTGGAACACGCCCGCTGTCTTTCCCTCTGCGAGCATGGCGTACACCTCGTCGTCACGCGGCATCTCATCAGGAATCCACTCGTCAGGCTCTAGGTCCTCGCCAGTACGATCCTTGATCAGCTTGAGGCACTCGGCGATGGTGTCCAGGGTGCGCAGGCCCAAGAAGTCCTGCTTCATCAACCCCATGGACTCGATGGTCTTCTTGTCGTACGCCGCCACCCAACGCTTTGACGATGGGATGTACATCTCCGGCACCTGCTCTCGCAGCTTGGTTTCTGGAGAGGCAATGATCAGACCCGCAGGGTGAGCGCTGATGCCTCGCTTGATACCAGCCAGTCGATGCAGGATCGACGACATCTCAGGGAAGCGATTAGTGATCTCTTCTGGCAGGATGAAGCGGGTCTCGCCCTCGTCATCCTTCTCTTCGATGATCTCTTTATTGAGCCGCTGAGAATCTAAATAGTTCACACCGAACGATCGGCTGATGGAGTTGAACGCAGACTTCACCTGCATCTTGTTGTAAGCCGCAACTGCCATAGTGTTCTCAACGCCGTACTTGTCAATGCTGTAGTCGAACACTTCCTGGCGGCGATCCTGACTGAAGTCGGTGTCGATGTCTGGCATCTTCGGACGAGCAGGGTTGAGGAATCGATCAAAACGCAAGTTGTACTTGATCGGATCCATCTTGTGAATACCGATGAGGTAGGCTACCAGTGAACCAGCGACAGAGCCACGACCAGGTCCTACTCGCAGAGGACCCAACTCGGGGTGAGCACCGCCACCTCGACACCACTCGATAGTGTCACGAGTGATGAGCAAGAAGTCTTCGATGCCAACGTCATTGATCACCTTGAGCTCACGCAGTGCTTGCTTGCGATACTCCGGATCGTTGTACTTACCGATCCGCTTGAGCCCCTTGATCACCAGCCGCTTGAGCTCAGCACGGCTGTTATCCACATCCGGGTACTTCGGCAGCTGCCAGGTCTTCTTCTCCCAAGCATCAATTCGCGTGTGACACATCTCTGCAATCTCGAGTGTGCTCCGCGAACCCTCAGTCCAAATATCTTCACCGTAGCGCTTGGCAAAGGTAGCGCGCATCTCGCGGGCAGACTTGAGATAGTATCCGTGACCATCAAACCGGAAACGGTTCGGGTCATCGATATCACTGGCAGTCTGAATAGCCAGAAGAGCATCGTGGAACTTGTGATCATCCACCACTGAGTAGTGCGGATCATTAGTGATGACCAGCGGGATGTCATACTTCTGCGCCAGAGCAATCAGTTTACGATTGAGCTTACGATCGAAATCAGTGTAGTGGTGCATGATCTCGATGTAATAGTGCTGGAAGTTGTCGCGCCACCAGATGAGCTCTTCTCGGGCCGACCGCGCATCACCAGCCATGAGGAAGCGAGACAGCCGCGATCCGGCACAGCCACTCATCACCACCAGCGAGTCCTTCTCGGCATCGCTCATCTTCTCAACGAGTGCTCGGTCCAGGATCGGCTTGTAGTAGAACTGCTCCCAGGTAGCCTGGTTCAGCTTACTCAGCGTGCGGTAACCCTCAGCGCCAATCCCCAGGATGGTGATGTGAGACCGCTCCGCGTCCTTCTCTTCCTTCGATCGCTCGAACGAGTCAGAGAAATAGAACTCGCAACCCAAGATAGGATCAATGCCAGCCGCTCGCGCTGCCTTGTAGAACTCTGCTGAACCAATCAGGTTGCCATGATCAGTCTGAGCAATGGCAGGCATCCCCTGCGCCTCAGCGCGGGCAACATACTCCTTCGAAGTGGCCAGTCCATCCAGCATCGAATTCTCGCTGTGGACATGTAAGTGTACGAACTGCGGCTTGGTAGGCCGCGACAACTTCGTGGGGCGCGACAACTTCCTAGCCTACTTTCCGGTGTGGTGCGAGTACTTCAACCAGGATTCATAAGACTTACCGTCGATGGCTTCAGCCACGATGTGCTCGTATCCGGGCTGGTGCCAGCGCCAGTAGTAGAAATGCCGCATCTGAGCAACAGCTAGTACCTGATCTGGATGCTGGTTCAACATTCTGCCAGCCTCGATATCGTTGCCAGACTTGTAGGCGTGCCACGCCACCAGGATGTCGAACACATCCTCCCAGTACGATCCGCACCGAGTTAGCACTTCCGCCTTCAGCTTGATGTACTGTGCGCGCCAGTTGAGAAACTCGAAGTTCAACGCCTGGATCGACTGGCTCGCGGCCACCATGTAATTAATAGCATCCTGCGTTACCCCGAGCTTACCCATCTGCTCGTGGCGTGAGCCGGTGGCTTCATACAGGTCGTACTCGTGGATGTGACGCGCCTCTTCGATGTGATAATCGTACAGGTGCAGGCTGTCAGCAATGTGGTAGTACTTACCTACCTTGACGCCGACCCGAGTGGCGATGTACTCCTGCAGGTGCATCCACTGCATGAAGTTGTTCGGAGTACCCCAGATGATGTCATTGGATCGCATGAACTGAACCCAGTCCAGCCGACCGTTACGGATGAGCAGGTGACTCACCACGTTGCAGGCGCGGTCCTTCGTTACATTCGGCTGCATAGAGCTCTTGATCGGCTTCATGTCAGCGTCAAACTCACGCTGCAGATTGTAGGCTCGGTCATGCTGCGGGTGCCAGATGTTGAGCACAGCCTGACGAGTGTTGGGGTTCTCCTTCAAATTCATGACCACGTCTTCGATCTGGTCATGGCCGTGAGCGAACCGCAGTCGCTCGCCGTACGCAGCATTGAAGGTAGAGCCGTCGTCCGAGTAGTTGTCGATAGACGAGTTGTAGTACTTCAGATAACCTACATCATTACGGCCGCTGAGAATCCACAGCACCTCAGCTAGTGCGAACGCTGGGTTGACCGGGCGACCGTAGGCAGTGATCAGCCGCTGCCGAGGCTTGGTGATCTCCATGATGGCCGGATGGATCTCGACGGTAGCCGCAACCCGCGACGAGATGAGCGAGTCGTCATCCTGACCCACCAACGCCTCGATAGCCTTGGCGTAAACCTGGTTGGCCTTACCAGAGAAGGTGTACATCAATTCTCCAAAGTCTTCAACAGTCCGCGATTGTACAACTTGCCAGAGATGAAGGCAGTGGTCTCACCGACTCCGAGTCGCGGCACAACCTCGACGTACGGTGCATGCTCATCAGCCAACCACCGATAGTTCTGCACGGTGGTTTCGTCGTCTCCACGACCATCCTCCGCGCCATAACGCTCCAAGAACAGAAATACGACATCCGGTCGCATTCCACGAGTAGGCACCTGAGCGAAGGTGATCCACTCGTCCCAAGAGAACATATCAGCCACCTCACCACGGTAGCCGTACGCCACAGTAGACCACCAGCAGCGATCCATCCATACTGACCGCTCCTGCAGCGCTGGAATGATGTCGTGCTGGTAGTGCTCGCTATGAGCCGCCAGGTGCAAATACTGACGAGTGAGTGGAGACGCCTTAGTCCAGTCCACCTGCTCGGTGAGCGAATAGATGTCGGGTCCGATCCCGGTAGCGCCAGACGGTTGGTGGGTGAACATCGGCAGCGGGTTCACTAACTCACGTCCCAGCTGCGGAGCGTAGCACGACCGCTCGAACCGATCCAACTGTGTGGATTTGCCAGTGGCATCGAGCCCCTCGAACACTACCAGCTTGCCAGGAGCCATGATGAAGGGAAGATCAAACATTAAGTGATAACTCCTAGATAGAGTACCACCCCAGTTTGCGGGAGGGTGCAAACTGGGGTGGTAGCTGTGTGCGAATATACCCCTGACTACTCGCTACTCAGCGGCGACGACTGGACGCCTTTCCGCTGGCGCGGCGGGTGCGCGCTGGCGGCTCGTCCTCTTCTTCCCCCTCGTCGTCCTCGTCTTCGTCCTCGTCGAGGTCCTCATCCTCTTCGAGGTCGTCATCATCTTCGAGCTCTTCGTCTTCTTCCTCTTCGTCCTCGTACTCACCCTGGTTCTCCAGGATGAATTCAATGAGGGCAGGCTTGGCGGCGCGCTTCGGAAGGTCGAGTTCGAGCTCTTCCTCGACGATCTCCTTCAGCTTCGCGAGTGACAGCTTCTTGAGATCAGCCTCGGTGTAGCCGTCGTCCTCAGCTTCTTCGTCTTCCTCATCGTCATCTTCGTCGAAGGGCGACTCGTCCTCGTCCTCATCTTCGAGGTCGTCATCGAGCTCAGCGTCGTCGTCAAGCTCGTCCTCCGCGTCCAGAGCCGACACCTCAGGGAGCTCGTCACCGTAGTAGCGCTTCGCCTCTTCGACGATGTAATCGTCCAGGTCGTGCAGCGTAAGGGACGTGGTCTTGACAGCCGGTTCCTCGCCGATCGACACATCGTAGCTGACAGGCTGCGTCGGGAACTTGGTGATCTCGAAGGTGCGCTTCAGGAACTTCGCCTCACCGCGCTCGTAGCGGTAGAAGATGCGCGACGCCAGGTCCTTCGGTCCCTCTAGGATCTGGACCTTCTTCTCCTTGAGGTTGAAGACGTTGGCCGCGAAGCGATAGCTCGTCCTAGAGATCGCCTGAGACTCGTCCGCACACATCGGGCAGTTGTCACCGACGCAGGGAACGTAGGTCCAGCGACCGTTCTCCTGGAACGAGTGCATCTCGTACTCGATGAACTCATCCGGCAGCTGCAAGAACTGCACCGGAATCGTGTCGCCCTGCTTGAGGTTGACGCGCTTGCCGAAGTTCTTGGACTGCTTCGACTCCATCCGCTTCTTGTTGAGACCACGGAAGGTCTTGACAGTGATCCCGCGCGAAGCTGGCACCTTAGTGGCGCGAGGCTTCGTCGCGGTACGTGCACGACCAGGCATTAGAACCCTCTCGGTAGGAACGGTGTACTCGTATGTTACGCATTCAGGTCGTCGAGCATCGACTGCAAGTACTCTCGGTCCTCTTCCGGCATATCCTTGCAGTAAACGGAGATCTGCCCGTCTACAAATACGAAGGCGATGAACGGATGGGACTTCAAGTCATTCAGCAGTCGCCGTGCGCGAGCTACACCGAGATTGGTCACGTCAGACCGGGCCGCAGCGGAACTCATAGACATATTCTACGCAGTGCTCCTTCGAATAGCGTCCTTAAAGAACTGGTCCTGCTCGACGATTGTGATCCGCTTACACGCAGAGCAAGCTCTAGCAATAAGACCACTATTACTAATGGCAGGGTGCTTCAAGGTTCCGGTGAGATGACAGTGGCGGCATTCTTGGGTCTCGTAGGCGAACCGCAACGCCTTAATTGGTGACCAGCTTACCTTCTGGGTAAGGGGCTCGTCGCTACCAACGTTTTCATCATGCACCACGCTTCATCTCCTGTGACAACTTCTCGCCGTGCTCTGACAGCGCCAAGTACCAGTCCTCTGCTGATCCGTCCTTGTGCATGGATTCGATGACAGCCGACATCTCGTCAGTGTTGATCGAGGTTAGCAAATAGTCGCCGTTGCGCTTCTTGGTGCTGTAGTGCCGGATCAAACCGATGATTTTGTTCTTGGCACTACCCTGAAACAGGGTGTTGAATGATGCACCGCGCGACGGGTCGTAGTTCTGCACACACTTCCACAACACCATGAGCAGTTCTTGCTCGATGTCCTCGATGTCCATGCTGGGGAGTTGCCGGACAGAGTTGCGTGCGAAAGTCCTGATCGTACCACGGTACTCGACGACCGACGCCTCGAACCGTGCCAAAGTTTCCTGAGCGTTCATGTGTTCCCTCTCGTATGTCGGAGAGCCACTCCGACCCGAGCTATCCTACCCGACGAACCCGCCGACGACGGTCCTCAGGTGGGATGAAGTTTGCAATTCTTCTACGCCACATCATGTAGGGTGAAGCCGTAGCCAACATGATCTCAAGGTCTATTGGACGCAAATCCTCAGGGTCCTTTGCTTCCGGCCAGCTTCCGTCGGCTACTGGACGCTTCCGCAGCATCCATGGACGGTACTGTGCTACTCGCACCGGCACTCGTTCTACTAGTGCGTCACCAACACGCACAGCCCACTTCAGTCCAGCTTGATCACGGTCTGGCATTAGTGTCACTGACTTGTAACGCTGGAGCCAGCGAATCTTCTTGTCACCCATCTTGGAGCCTAGCAGAGCCAACGCCGGGACACCACACTGGTCCGCCCACATAGCATCGAGAGCGCCTTCAACTACCGTGATGTGCTCAGCATCGGTGTGGTGCTGCAATCCAAACCATAGCTCATTGATCTCGACACCAGGAGTGTACAAATACTTCGGCTGCCAGCTAGCTGACTCTCGAGTGGCACCGTAGCACCATGCTTGCAAAGTACTGTCGCTGTCCTTGATTGGGATGCCAATCGAAGACGTGACGTTGAACTCCTTTTGAGACCCCTGCAGCTTCTGCTCAGTTATCCAGGCAATGTCCCATCGTTTCTGCTGCTCGTAAGTGAACTGCCGCTCCATGAGCGCATCAATCGGGAACCGCGCTGCGCGCTTCCTGGGCACGCGCACTGGCTCGCTGGGCGACACAGGGGCTGCTCGCTCACTCAGACGCTCCACGCGCCGCTTCAGGGCCGCTAGGCGCGCCTCCGGGGTGTGCGGGCTGAGCACCGCGCTGACCTGATTCAGCGTCTGGTGCAGCACCAATGCGCCAAGGTCGGCAATGTCACCGCCTGCTTCACATGAGAAGCAGTTCCACAATCCTGTGATTGAGTTGATGGAGCACGACGGCTTGCTATCGTTGTGATCAGGATTGGGACAATGTAGCGTGAGCTCTCGTCCTAGGTCGATGAACTCGAGTCTGAAGACTTCCGCTACAACTTCGCGGACATCCTCAACCCCGTAATCGATGGCGGTGCCCACACTAGCTGACCAGTCTCAACTGTGTAGATTCACGGTTCTTGCCATACCCGAAAGGGTAGTGCCGCAGTGAAATGGTGACGAAGAGTATCGTCACATAGAACATGTTCCAGTCAGTTGATAGCTCCGCGCTGTAATCGTTGTCGTAGCCACGGTTCCAATCGAATCCGGCTGTTAGGGTGAGTTGCCGAGCAGGAAGCCGCCAGACCAGCAATTCCCAATGCGGGTTATCTGGAGCACTACTCTCGTAATCCACCAGCATGCGACCTTCGTCAATCTCGTGATCTTCGAGACGACCGAACCAGTCCTTGGCGATGTTGCGCAGCTTACGCATTGACACCCTCTCTTCCCGGCCGATGCCAGATATTGGCGAAGTCCTCTGGCGTGTTGGTGATCTCGATGGCTCCGGCTCGCACCGCTCGTGCCCTGACCGTCTTAGTGACATCGTAGTGCCACAGCCCGTTGGGCTTGTCCTGGAACCATCGAGTGTTCATGCCTAACATCACCGCGAAGGCGTGGAGCTCATCCTTCGTGTCCGCTGTCATGTGGCACCACACCGCTGGCCGCATATTGCCGACCTTCGCAGGGATGTAAACGTTATCTACATAAACAGCCACGATGCTATTCTAAGCAAACAGCATCGCGCGCACCACATTGGGCGCTCGGTAAGTGAGGGACGGATTGCGGCTGGGATGACGAAGCAGATTGCCATCCGCGTCGATGCGAGTCATGTTGGAAGCATGGATCTCGGCGAATACCGGATCGATAGCAAATCCGTACATCGCTGCCGTGGTTTCAGTGATGTAACACACATCCGTAGACTCGTGTGCAATCTTGACAATGTCTGGAGTTACATCTGGATCTCGCACCACCTGCACATCGTCCTCGGTGATGGTTACTCCTGTGCCCTTGTGCTGAAGCTTGAAGCCCATAGCACCTAGGAGCTCAATCATCTCCTCAGCCAACACCTCGGCGTGCTTGTGGTCCAGTCCGCCGATCATTTCTTCTAACGTTGGCTTGGTAGGCACCTCTCGCTTCAGGGCCGTCTGCCACTCGCGAGCCATCTCATGCCTAGTCGTCGTCATCAGTGTCCTGTTCTAGGTATTCCTCAATGACACCGTCATTGGGAGAGAACTTGATTCTAGTTTTGCCGAACTCGATGCCGCCTCGATTCTTCACCAAGGCGTACCACAGATCTCCTTGTCGCCGTCCTACACTTATCACCATATCGCTGTCCTGACCAATAGCATCACCGTAGGCAATATGCTCCAGGCGAGGAAGCCAGGCTCCAGCTTTGATCGCTTCGCGGTTTACCTGTGCTGAGGCACCACCTACTACGTTGCGCCGCATGGCGGTGTTCTTGATGCCGTTGGACAGCTTGCGCACCAACTCGTGACCTTCAGCACGCCTGTCATCGCTAGGAGCCTTGAGTAGTGTGATGTAGTCCACCCAGAACATGTCAGGCTTATGTGCCTCAACCTCAGCCTCAATACGCTCGTTGGTGTACGGATCTGAAAGTGATCCAACATCAGCGATGTGCAGAGACCCAGGCAGCTTATCCTGGAGAGTGTTGAGGAACCGTACTAAAGTTCGAGTGTTGACATTGCCGGAAGTGATATCGAAATTCTTGATGACCTTGGAAGCACCAAACATCTTCTGACTGTAGATGGTGTATAACCGTGCCGCTGTTTCGAACAGCGTCATCTCCAGCGGATACAAGATGCAGGAGTAACCAGCCATAGTTGCTGATGCCACGAAAGCCAGATCACACCAAGACTTACCAAGTCCCGATCTACCAATGATAGTTACCATCTTCTGACGCTGCAGCCCACCCGCCAGCTGATCCAGTCGGTTGAAGCCGGTGGGGATACCCACGACCGCTCCACGCCTACGTTCCCGCACCTCAGCCACCATGCGCTTACTGATCTCTGGAGAGAACAAGTTGACCAGATGGTTCTGCTGGTACTTGTCATATGAGATCTTGTTAAGGTTTCCCTGCAGCCGCTGAATGGCATCATCTACCTGATCGAAGTCTCCGCCTAAATTGGTGGCCGCGTCGTTGAGCGACTCCAGAAATGACAAGTACTTCTTGCGCTGCCGGATCTGTGAGATGAGCAGCGGGAACTCGCTTGCCTTCACACGCGGTAACGCTGACTCCGGATAGCGGGCCTGGAGTGTGTCGAGCGAGGGAACCGTGTCGTGCTCGCGCTTGACCTTCAGGATGTAGTTGTAGATCGACCGCCACTCATCTACGAAGAATTCGCGGGTGATGCCAGCTTGCTGCACTCCGATCAAATCTTCATAGCGGACGATATAAGAAATCACACTGGCGTCGATGGACACAGTTCTCCTGGGCACGGCTGGTGGCGGGGACTGAAAGCTATTCTAGGCAATCGAGCAGTCTGCGTAAGATATCGTTCGATACCTGTCCGCTATATGCGGTAGGCGTCACGATCTGGAGCCAGAGGAATTCAGAGCGTGACGATTGAATAGCAAGGCGCATGGCTTAGGGCCGGTTGTCCCTTCCCTCGATGTTAAAGGTAGCTTCAACCAATCCTCGACTAGATCCTGAGGCTTGCTGCGTAATTCGGCGTGCCTGCGTAGCTAGGATGCTGACCCCATCCTAATCATCCGCTGAAGCGGACAACGAAGACCTTCAGGAGTGTAACCGCACGGGGCTAGGTAGTGCCTAGCCGAGTCAGTGGAGACTGACCAGCAGATTGCTGACAATGACAAGCCTGACAAGGGTTTGTCATGCAGTTCTGCTAGCTGTCAGCTGTGAGTACCTTGTCAGTGATTACGATATAGGAAATTCCAGATAAGAGATTGGTACAAAAGCGGGAGTACTATGAAGTTGATTTACAAATTCAATGTAGGATCAAGGAATTTCTAGGAAAGCAGTTGGGTATAATACTCACATAGCTCTCAGAGATGGACTCTGGAAACACAAGCGAGCTAAGTAGGAGAACAAGATCATGGGTAGGCAGTTGAAGGAGTACCGTCTGATGGACGGTACTGTCGTTGGTGGTTATGATTCCAGCGAAATTGTCGAGAGTATGGCTAGCTATAAACTCGCAACTCCCCGGTCTCGAGAGAGCTATCGGAAAGCTACCGCGAAGCGGTGCTCTGAGATGTACCGAGTGGAGATTGATCCCACTACTGACTCCACCTTCGTTCAGTCGATGGTCCAAGCGGAACTTCTGATCTCATGCTGATCTCTCTCAGCAAACCTAATGAGTCAGGTAAGCGTCACGTAGTACTAGTTTGTGAAGGCAATGACATCACCAAAGCCGGACCAGTCATTGCCGCTGTACTAGGTGACAAGGTTAGACCAGTCAGACGCTGGAATCCACACACTCGTCAGTACCGCTATCTGTTCAATTCCAGCTATCTGGACACATTGCTTCTGGCATTCCCTAATGCTCAGAAGTCCACCGGACTTCAGCGAAGGCTAGATCGCATCCACTCCAAGGAGATGGAAACTCGTGAGATAGCTCCGTTCAAGATCCCTGGTCTGTGGGATCGTAAGAACGATAAGGCTATCAGACCTTACAATTTTCAATACACAGCCATTCACGATATCGTTCAGTACATGTCAGGAGACAATGACGATAAGTATATTGAGCACTTTCTTGAGAACGACGAGATGGGTTTAGGCAAGGCCGAAAAATTTGATGAACCAGTCCTTACTCCAGAAGGATGGACTGCTATTGGCCAACTCAAAGTTGGGGATTTAGTCATAGGTCGAGATGGTAATCCAACTCCAGTCATTGGAGTGTTTCCGCAGGGTAAGAAGGCTATCTACCGCGTCACCTTCAGCGATGGTAGCTGGACAGATTGCACATATGAGCACCTCTGGAATGTCCAGACCCCAAATGATCGCTTCCGCCGCCCTGATCACTGGCGGACTATGACTACTGCTCAGATCCTTGAAGCTGGATTGCACCGCGATAACGGTAATCGTATGTGGTGGATTCCGATGTGCGAACCAGTGCAGTATCCTGAAGCCAATATTCCAATTGATCCTTATGTTCTTGGCGCATTTCTTGGTGATGGCACTTTTTCTGCTTGTGTGCTAGCGGGCATTGATGAGTTTATTCATCAAGAAGTGATGAGATTAACAAATGGGATCAGCTTTACTGCCATCAATGGAGGATGGCGGTATCGAGGAACTGTTTGTGGCGATAATCCGTTGCGTTCTGCCTGGCGAGAACTCGGACTCATCAATTGTGTGAGAGATCAGAAGCACATCCCGATTGAGTACATGCATGGTTCTGTAGCTCAGCGCATTGCTCTTATCCAGGGTTTGCTTGACACCGACGGTGAGTGCCGTCCGGACAATGCTGTGCAATTCAGCAACATCAGCGAAACCCTCATAGACCAGCTGCGCGAGCTAGTTGAGTCTCTTGGTGGCACCGCTAAGAAGAACATCAAGCACGCCCGCTGCAAGCGTCCTGATGGCTCTTACGCTGAGCGTGATGGCTGGGTTCTGACCATCGCTCTACCGCCTGGCATCATGCCATTTCGCTTGCCTCGGAAAGCTGACGCGTACCGTGATCGCCCTAAGTATCAGCCTAACCGAGCCATCGAATCAATCGAGTACATCGATGATGATGAAGCTGTGTGCATTCTGGTAGACAATCCAGAGCACTTGTATCTCACCCGACACCACATAGTTACACACAACACCTTAATTGCGTTGTCAGCAATCCTGGTTCTCAAGCATCGGTACTACCGCAGCAAGAAACTCAACATCTTAGTCATAGCTCCAAAGAATGGCAAGTTCGTGTGGGAGCGTGAGAACTCTCGATTCGCTGATCTTGATCTTGTCGTTATTGATTCTGACCGGATGACTCCTATAAAGCGAGACCTTGCTATCTCATCTCGTCCTGAGATCACTGTCATCAACCCAGAGATGCTGCGCGGAGCAGTTGGGTTTGAAGGTAAGCAGAGGGTGTGGAAGCCGAAGTATCCGGACCTGTTCAACTTTATGTATGACATCGCCATTATCGATGAGTACCATCGTTTCGGCTCACCTACCAGTCAGCAGACCCAAGGTCTCATGCATCTGCAGTCTGAACGATGGCTGCCGATGTCTGGCACTCCTTACATGAACCGTCCAGAGCAACTGTGGCCAGTGCTGAACCGATGCTGGCCTGAAGTGTTCCCGGACTATGACCACTACGAGCGCAGCATCCAGATCATCGACAAGCCAACCGGCAAGCCAGCTGGATATCACCCGATCATCATGCGGGAGATTAAGGAGTTCTTGGAGCCTCGCTCTATCCGTCGCCGCAAAGACCAGGTCCTGAAGGATCTGCCGAAGAAGCAGATCATTCGAGTGCCCATCGAGCTCACCAAAGAGCAGCGTAAGTTGTACAACAAGGTCAAGGATGAGTTGCTCATCGTCCTGGAGTCTGGCCAGACCAAGAAGATCACCAGCATCCTGGCTCACATTACCAGGCTGAAGCAGGCGTGCTTCTCACCCGAGCTCTATGGCGGGTCCAAGCACAGCGCTAAGATCGCTGAGCTCCACACCATCGTCGAGTCGCTGGTGGATTCTGGTGAGAAAGCGATCATTGGTAGCGAGTGGTCTAAAGCTACCAAAATTCTCATGCGGGAGTTCGAGAAGTACAACCCGGCCTACGTGGATGGCTCGGTCACTGGTGATGCTCGCATGAAGCAGGCTGATCGATTCAATGACGATCCTTCCTGTCATCTCTACATCGGCACCATCGGAGCTAACCGCGAGGCGGTAAGCCTCGGAGCCGCTACCCACGTCATCCTGACCGACAAGGATTGGTCACCGTTCATCAATGACCAGTTCATTGCTCGGTCAGCCGCCGGTGGTCTGCGCGGACTCAACTCCACCGTGGAGTCCGTCACCGTGCTGGACCTGTTTGGCGCAGATACCTACGAGGAACGAGTCGAGGAAATCAACGCCGACAAGCGAAACACGTTTAATGCCTTTGTGGAGAACGACGGGGGCGAGAAGGTGCAGCGCACAGTACTCGGATCGATTAGGGATCTGATCTAGTGACCAAGAACATGTTCCGGGAGCACTACATCGCTGAGGCTGCCAAGTCAGTAGGCAAGTTGGAGGCAAGGAATTTCACCACCAGAGACATCCTCACCGCTGCCGCTGACGCAGCAGTGTTGGCTGATCGTCAGCGCATGGCCGAGCAGCTGCGTGGTCGCATTCTGGGTTCACATCCGGATCTGCCTGAACACTTCCAAATGCAGGTAGAACGACTGCTGTTTGATATTGCCAACGACATCGAGCAGGGTTTTCCGCTCCGACCGTAAGCAACTCGCGTCTAATTCTTTAGAGAGGAGCACACCATGCCTATGACAGACGCTCGCTTGGCGCAATTGGCTAAGCGGTGGAAAGAACTGAAGGACCAGGAGAAGAAGACAGCGCGCGAGCGCGCCGAGCTTGGTGCCCGCATCATGACCGAACTGGAACGCCGCAACACGCGCCTCATCGAGACCGCTGGACAGAAGATCACCCTGGTGTCTCCGGAAGAGGTCCGCTACGACTTCGACCGTATGGTGGAGTTGTTCGGCACCGCGAAGATGCGCAAGGTCCAGAGGCGTGAGGTTGACAAGGATGAACTGGCCCGCGCCATGACCAGTGGTCGTCTCGACCCTGCGGTGGTGGCTCAGTGCTCCATGGTCATCCAGAAGGCACCGTATCTGAGCATCCCATGAACGCAGAGTTTCCTGTCATCCAAATGCCTGCGCCATTGACAGCACGCGGCTATGTTCGTTATGTTAACATCCGCCCTGATCTCAAGAGGGTGCAGATGTGGATATGCGATGACTGCGGTGGCCGTGTTACTGAAGCGCACCAACTAGCGCATGCGCAGCACCACCGTGTCTAGCCGTCGCCGCCGTCGTAAGCACCACCAGGGTCTGCCTGTGGTGAACTGGACCTGTACTGCGTGCCAGTCAGGTACTCATTCGCGCTGTGTGGATGTGGCACGACAGAAGGTCGGTCGCAACGAACCACTGTGTTCATGTAAGTGCATGAACATTAAGATAGCGCAACCCAAAGTAAGAGGAAGGTGGACTGCAGCATGAGCAGTCGTAGACTTAGCAATCGTATTCAGTGGTGCGGACAAGAAGTTGAGCACACTCAGCACCCCTACGAGCAATCACTGGTTGAGATCGACGTGACCTCGGATGGCAATGCTGAGATGACTTCAAGAACCGCCACCACTACCTGTCCAGGATTCGACAACCGGGATCTCGAGCGTTTCGCCGACCCGCTGGTTTTCTCGTAACAATTCCATGAGGGAACGAGTAGATATCCAGCGTGGCGAACATCGCGGGTTTATGTCGTCAGGCGAGCTCTGCACGTTCCTTGGTTTGAAGCCAAGGCAGTTCCGCCGATGGCAGCAATCCGGCAAAGCACCACCACCAGCCTACACCTCACCTGCCGGGTGGGGGTTCTGGTCACCCGAGCAGCAACTACAACTGATGAGACTGAAGGCAGGCATTGATGACTAAGCTTGAGCGCATTGAGGTGGATGGCCTGAAGTTCGACACCCGTCCGGGTACGTCGGACTGTAAGGCTATCGCTGAAGTGGTAGAGCGCCGTTCCTACTCCCGGCATGGCTTCACTCCCGGCGAAGACGAGCAATGGGTGGACTTCGGAGCCAACGTCGGTGCGTTCAGCGTGTGGGCCGCTTCGCAGCACCGTTCCATCCAGGTGGAAGCGTTCGAGCCTGACCCGGAGATGTGCGAGCTCGTTGCTCGCAATGCCAAGATCAACAAGCTGAGCAAGCAGATCACCATCACGCAGGCTGCAGTGGTGGCTGATAACCGCAAGTCAGTCACGCTACACTGCAACACGGCTCGTGGCAACGTCTGGCGCAATTCCATCGAGCGCAACTGGAAGGGTGGCACTGACATCGAGGTGCCCACTGTTCACGCCAAGCGCATCCTCTCCGGCGACAAGTGGCTGAAGATGGACATCGAAGGCACCGAGATGCCGATTCTGGAGTGGCTGTTCACCGGAGTTGGTAACAAGTACCTTCCCGCTGGGATGGTGTTCGAGTGGTCGTTTGATGTGGACCCGACCATCGCTCGCTTCCATGGCGTGGTGGAGCAGCTGGAGTCCGCTTACGAGCTAGTCAAGGGAACCAACCTCGGAAAGATTGACGAGATGGACGCCTGGCCTCCGGCTGCATTCCCGCCCTGCCGACTGGTGTACGCGCGATAATTGTTAGCGGTCGGACGAGGGCGCAAATCCTGTTCGCAGCCGCTACCACATTCCAACTCTATGAGGAGCCACCATGTCCGTAGCGGCACGGTTTTATGTTCGCGAGATCGTCAAGCAGCAGGTATCTGGTGGAATCAACCACACCGTCAAGCTGTCTCCAGTTGTGCGACCTACTGATGACAACAAGGAGTGGTCAAAGTACACTCCGTCTGGCGACATCAGCATGACTGTCACTCAGGAAAGCGCTGGTGCCTGGTTCGAAGACCGGCTCGGCGAAGACGTGTCGATCACGTTCTCTGATCCTGAATAGTTCTGCCCCACGCACAACCCCGGCTGCCTCACGGTGGTCGGGGTTGTTTGCTTAAAATGCTATAGAGGTGGTTGATACATGCCAAAAGAACAAGTAGGAGACGATACCCAAGCACGGGTGTGGTCGCAATCTACCATCAAGGTCAATCTCGGAGACTACGAGTCGATGGAGCTATCCATTGGGACATCACGACCAGTGGTTAACAACACCAGAGTCATCGAACGCGAACACAAGAAGCTGCACGTCGAGCACATGAAGCTGCTCAGTGAGCGCGTCGATGAGGTCCGTGAGATCTGGACCAACAAGGAGTAGCTATGGCACCTGAAGTTGGTTCGCGCCTGTACCTGTTCAATGAGCAACCTGTCCATCACACCTGTTGGAAGCGTGTCACTACCTGGGAACGCACCGCTGAATTAGTGCTGCAGAGTGTTGGTATGTGCGTACAATCCTTTTCAGTTAGCAATTCCAGAGAACAATCCATTCGCCCAGCACCTCAGGAGCACCAGTGATCGCAGATGGAACTCCGGCCGGGACTAGGGTGAAGTTTCGACCAGGAGGACACAAAACAGCAAGAGTGCGTAAAGGTGTTTATGTAAGGCACGTGCGCACTGACGTGGTGGAAGTCAAACTTGACGGAGATCCGTTTACAGTTTGCTTGGCATCAGACAATGTAGATATAATTGGTAGTCCGAGTCCGATTGAGACCGAGAACAGGAACAACAAGATGGCCACTGCAACTAAGCTCAGTGCGAAGGAACTCCGCAAGATCGCACGTGAGAACGAAATCGATGACTGGGACTCGCTGTCCCTCGCAGACCTCCGCGCGGCTGTGGCTGCGCTGGACGGCTCTGAAGCTGCCGATGAGGCTCCTGCTCCCAAGAAGGCTACTCGTACGCGTGGTCGGGCTGTGAAGGCTGTGGAGGATGACGAAGAGGACGAGGCTCCGGCCCCGCGTCGTCGTGCCGCCGCGAAGAAGGCTCCCGCGAAGGCCGTCAAGGCTGCTCCGAAGAAGGCGGCTCCCGCCAAGAAGGCTGCAGCGAAGAAGGTCGTCGAGGACGAAGAGCCGAACGAGAACGGCAACCCGTTCAAGACCGGCACCAACATGCACATCATCGCCGAAGAGCTCATCAAGGGCGGCAAGCGTACCGACATGGTGAAGCGGCTCAAGAAGAAGATCGACCTCAAGCCGCGTACCGCGTCGGACGACTACGACGAGGACACCGAGCTCGACCGTCGCATCCTCATCGTCGGTCAGGTGCTCCGCAAGGATCACGGCTTCAACGTCGTCCGTGATGGTCGTGGCGCTGACGCGCAGATCATCGCTGAGGCCCCCTGACAATCCGTCAGGGAGCGGTGTTCGGGGGTTCACCGCTGGGTAAAGGTTCAGCCCGGAGAGCTGTGAGATTGGCTCTCCGGGCTGAACTCTATCCTAGGTAGCACCAGTTACATTGTATGTCGATAACCCTTGGGTAAAGCAGAACCCCGGTATCCCACTGGCGAGATGGGCCGGGGTTCTGTCATGCGCGAGAGGGGAGCGCACTAGTTCGATTATGACGGGTCCGGAGCGTCTCCGCTATGTTTGAACTGTTCATTGAGTCTAGAGACCTCAGCACGGAGCTCAGTGATCTCCCCGGTCAGATGCTCGATCTGCTCCTGCAGCGCCGCCACAGACCGTCTAGCCTCCGCAGAAGCGTCCTCAGCGATACGGCGAGCTTCTCGCTCGGCATCCAGCTGTTCCTGGAGCCGCTCCTGCTCAGCGACTGCTTGGTTGCGCTCCCGAGTCACGCGGGAGATGTACCGCTCCTGATCCCGCGACAGTTGACGACGATCAGTAGATCGAGCCTTGATCAGGGTAACTACTACAACAGCAATGGCTGATGCGATGCCAGTGGGAATGCCGATGTGTGCTAACCAGCCACCGGGTGAATCTCCTTCACCCTCTGCCAGCGGCATCAGCACTTCCCACAGGCTCATCATCATTGCTTGTGTGTCCCTCGGAACGGCTTCTGCAGGTCAATCCCGGTTCGCATAGATAGGTAGCACACCAGCAGCTGAAACGGCAGAGCACTGGTAGACCACCAGCCGTAGACGAATCCCGCCGTCACAGTGATCGCTGTGATGTAAGCGTACCAACCAGCATTGATAGCATAAGCAAGTCGTTGATATCGTAGCTTGAACCAACGAGAAGCTATCAGTAGTGCTCCCGCGACAAGGTGGCCAACGCCATAGAGAATCACCCCTCCAGGAAGGTGGTCGATAAATGTCAATTTGAGTATGTCATACTCACGTGAGAATAAGACCAAGCAACCGATGTACAAGTTGACGAACGTCAGCAAGTAGAACTTGAGGTCCTGGTACGCTAGCTGACTATGTACCATCTCGTTGGTCTTATCAACCAACTCTCTGGCTTCGTCTTCCAATGACATGATTTAACCCCTAAGTCGGTTACTGTAATTTTCACCGACTTAGGGGTGCTCTGCTGCCAAAGGAGAGGTTTCTGCCTCAGATGCGGTTCACGATGTGGGGCGCAACGCGCTCAGCGTCCACAGGAGGCTCGCATTCCGCGTGGTGGTCCCACTGAGCCTCCAACGCTCCGCTGGCTTCCTGGAGGCGCTCCTGCTGCTGTTGGACGGTGGCATTGAGGGCGGCGATCTGCTGCTTCAGGTCCTCGATGGTGGCCTGCTGCTTCTCTCGCTCTTTGTTGAACACCACATTGCTGCGGATGATCTGACCGCGTAGCTGCCCGATCTCCTTGTCATACTCGGCGGTGATATCACCCAAGGTCAGTTCAGACATGTAATTCCAATCTTAGCGCTTGATGCAGTAAATGGTTCCTGATGGAGCGGTGAGGTTGGGTACTGTCAAAGCACCACTAGAAATTCCGCTTACGGTGTCGTTGATGTCAGTCATAGCGTCGTAAAGCAGCTGATGACTCGGGTCAGTTGTTGAGTTGTAAGAAGTGCCATTGCACCGCAACCACCCATCCGGTACTGTGGTGCCAGGGAATAGAGCAATGCTGCCGGTGCGAGAAGTCTGGCAGAACCAGCTAGTCCATTCGTAGGTAAACTGATCGTATAGCCCGTACCTTACGTAAGAACCGGACTTGTTCCATGCGTACTGAATCCAGGTCTCTGTGTATTGAGCAGTGCTGCCAACAGCCTTAGAGCGCAGACGCTGAGTAAACACGTACATAGGCTTACTGCTTGGCAGACGGTAGTTGATACCTCCGGTGTTAGAAGCTAAAGACCAAGTGTTATATGCGTCGCAAGTGGTTGGGTCAATGCTAATCAATCCGGTCTCGGTGTGCGTGCTGAGATTGATACCAGTTCTGGGAGTTCCAGTAAGACCACCTGTGTCGTCAGTCAAAAGAAGGTTCGCTAGGTAAGCGCCGTTGGTAAATGTCGTATCACCGTAGACATACAGATCCTTAGCCACCAGCGATCGAGCGGCTTGCACCTTGTTGGCGAACATGTTACCAAACATGGAGTCATTGACTCCGGTAAGGTTCACCTCATTGTCAAAAGCACCTATCCATACCGGGTAGATGGTGCTAAGAACTCCGACTTGACCCTCAATGCCGTTGGCTGGTCCGACGAAAGCAGAAGGCGCGTAATCTGCCAAGACCGAGTTGTACTGTCCTGAGCCGTCAGAGACCTGACCGTAATATTCCAGCTGAATCCTGTTGTAGAACACAATCTGCGCACCGATGTGTGCAGGGTTGGGATCGTAGTAGACATCATCCGGAGATGACAAGGTAGTCTGAGACGGAATCAGCGGTGGAAGCTTGATCTTGAAGTCTTCACCATTAAGATCGTTCATCACGACATGGAAGTAAACGCGCCACACCACGCTTGGGCCAACACTTAGCAATCCAGTGCCGCTCAGATCTTTCGGCTTAGGAGCATAAGGGTTCTGACCAGCACTGGAAGACCAGTTGTCGAAGAACGAACCAGGTACATACCACCCGCCAACAACACGGAAAGTGGTCGGGGTGGGATTGACATAAAGGAATGTAGTAACATCCATGCCTTCAGACAACAAACCTTCAAAGTCTGCATGCACCATCCACTTGACTTCAGATGTGGTGCTGTTGTCAGCAGCATAGACAGATACCTGCTCTAGCAATCCGAAATTGTCCAAATCTACGTTGAAAGCGTAAGCGTTTGCTGACAAACGACCAAACTGCACCTTTGTAACAGCTGGAGCATTGGCGGTATCAGCGGTGTATGCGTTGTAACTATTGTGGTAATCTGGATCAGTTGAACCGGATCGCCACACGTACAAGTCAACGTTGAAGACGTAGTTCTCTTCGAAGAAGTTCTGGTCACTGGTGTCCCACACCAACCGCACCTTGTCTCCTGCGGCAGCCAGGAAAGTAGTGGGTGTCTCGATGAGGATGTTGGAGTCAAAAGCCGAGTTTACGATGTAGCGATTGTCGGTGGTGACTCCAACAGAAATCATGCGCTGAGCAGTGGCATTGAGCGCCTGGAAGATGATCTCAGTGGTAGAGTGCGATGCAAGCGCATTGGATATCACGAACTCAGCCATGCCAGACTTCATCGACATGGCTACTCCTGGGTCAGAGTAGTTGCTGCGGTACTTATTCCACTCGACCGCTGAGGTTCCGCCAGACACCGCTGCACATCGCATGCCGAAGGTGCCAGCAGTCTTCGCAGCAGACATCACTTTTGGAGCAGTTCCGATAATATTGTCAAAGTTTGATTGACGCGCAGTGTCGTAATCCGTGAACTGATCGTCATTTTGGAAAATAACAAATTTGTCCAGGTCGATATGTCCCTCTTGATTGGATGTGATCTCAACAGAGATAATGGCATCCTGAGGGATTCCGAGCTTATCGAGTTGACCACCATCTGGAGTCAAGTTCTGTACAATACAGCCTTCCTCGTGCGTGCTGTACACACCACGAGCACCGATGTTGTCTTCAGTCCAAGTGACATACCCGTTATGGTTGACCAACTTGAAGTTGCTCTGGTCGATGTAGTTACCAGCAGTCACGCCATCAGGGAAAGATTCTACAAATTCGCTACCATCAATATTGACAATAGTGCCATCAACCTGAACTTCCATCGGCTTAGCACCATGGTATGTGGTTGGTGCATTCTTCGAAGGATATGGCTCAGAGTAGTTCTCGGGATTGCGACTATCAATGAAGATGCCGTAATCGTTGATGACGGTTGCTGAAGGAGTCTTGTGAGCCTGAGGGTAGTCTACTGAAGCGTCATCGGGAACCGGGAACACACCGCGACCGCCCAAGATCTCAGCACCGACAATATCGCCACCAGTGATAACACCACCAGTCATGGTTCCGCCAGTGATGTTGGGGGCAGACAAGTCTCCACCGAAAGTAGCAGTGCCATCAGCCTGCAAGCTGAAGCTGACTTCGCTGTTCTTCCAGGACCATAGGCCGGTCTCATCAAAGTAGATGCCGCTATCAGGCGGATCTCCCACTATCAACCGGCCACCATCGCCGATAGTGATGATGGTTGATTCCAGAGTTCCGCTCTTGATACTACCGACATCCAGGGTGTTGGCAATGATACGATCGCCATCAATGGTCCCGGCAATGATCTTTTCACCGTCGATTGTTCCAGCAGCGATGACATCACCGCTGATCTTGCTTGCTGAAATCAATTCTGTGGTGATAGATCCCGGAGCGATCTCGGTAGTGCCGATTGAGCCAGGAGCTAGGTCTGTTCCAGAAAGATTCCTGACAATCTGAACACTTTCCACTCCGAGGAAATGAACACTTTCGGTGCCATTGAATACAGTGTAAGCACCGATTACTGGATATAAAGGAGTATCAGAAAGGGCAGTAATGGGAAGAGTGATGGTGTTATCATTATCCCCCAAGTAACTAATGAGGAACCCAACTCTGTTATAAGTCGAGATATTAAATGGCAAACCAGTGGTGGTTCCGCCATCTTTTGAAACACCTGAATTTCCGAAATCAACAACATAGTCGTTGCCGAAATTAAAACAAAGACCATCGTAGTTCGACGGGTCAAATGAAGTATCAAGAGCGAAACCAAAAAGCACATAGGTGTGCAGCCCGGCAGTGCTAACTCCGCCGCACGACAACTTCAAAGTTATGGTGTAGTCTTTGTCTTTAACAAAACTAACCGGGCTGTCATAGACGATGCCGAATGTATTGGGAGTGTTTGGAAGAGTTGATTCCATGATAAACATGGGGCCATGGTGAGTGCCAGAGGCATCGACATAATCGTCATCAACAACCATGTTGTAATTGGTTGATGGATCGCCTAGTCCTGCGCTATGAGGAAGATTGTTGATGTGAGAAGTGTAGCCGGTTGGCTGTGCAGCCCCAACCGGAGATCCCATGTCGTCAATCAGCATCGGAGCGGCAAACACCTGACCACCACTAGCAGCCGCCACGATGATTTCGCTGGCGTTGAATTTGTCAGCAGTAATTGCTCCTGCAGCAATGAGACCGGAGGTGATCGTGTTGGCGGCAATCTGATCGGCTGTGATGGTGTTCGCAGCGATCTTGTCGGCCGTCACAGCATCAGCAGCGAGCGAATCAGTCGTGACCGCTCCAGCTGCTATAGTCCCCGCCGTTATCGCTCCCACGGCGATCTGGTCGGCTGTAAGCGGCACCTTGTTCCACGATAAGGTGTCTGTGTCCCACCCGTAGATGGTGCCGTCGTTACTATCGATCCATTGATCACCAGAAGCGTAAGTACCGCCAGTCGGCTCATGACTCTGGATATAAGTATGAGTGCCTGCTACCCCGTCAGCTAGGTCATTGGTCGACACTAGTCCTTTGCGAGCAGTGAACGGACCAGCACCGTTACCAGACCACGGCTGTGCACCGGCTGCGGTGCGAGTCACAATTTTGACGTAATAGTTGACATTATTGGACAGCGGTCCAAAGACACCAACGTTGCTATCGAAATACGTGCTGGCTGTAAATGATGCCGCCTTGGTGATGCCGACACAGCCGGTGGCTAGCATGCCGTATTGCAGTGGATCATCAGTGGTGGTGCCATGCACCGAAGTGATGCTGTCAGAGACGTACACTTCATAAATCACGTCATCATCGGTGGTGATTGGATCCCACCGCAGAGCTAGATTGCGAAGTCCTCCAGTGCTCTTCACCGAAGAATTGACTACTCCATCCGGAGCAGTGCCGGAGTTGTAGTACCCGGTGACGTGTGCAGCGCTAGTAACGTTGTAATTGATCGAAGCCCAAGTGGACTGATTACCAGATGAGTCAATGGCGCGCACTCGTACGTACAGAGTGAAAGCGGCAGAAACGTTGATTCCGGTAAGCGTGTAATGAAGCAGTTGTCCGGCAGTGATGCCTTGGAAAGTGTGAGTGGCGTCTACCGCAAAGTTGCTGAAGGTGCTCACCTGCACCTCGTATGCTCCCTTGCCGAGCGCTACGTCAGGCTCTGTGTTCGGGTCCCAGTTGATGTACCCGCTGATAGAACCAAGCTGAGATCCGGTGGCGGGGCCAATGACAGAAGCAGAGCTGACAGTCACGCCAGTAGGAGCGGCAGGGATGGTGGTGTCTGTAGTGGTGGAGAAGTCGTGGTATCCAGTGGACGGGAACGGCGTGCTGCTTAGCCCCAGATTATTGAGCACTACAATCTTGACACCATAAGTGGTGGATGCTTCGAGATTGCTAAAGCGAGTAGCGGTGGTTTGAGTGTTGGCAATCTGCGGAGTCTTGTAAGTGCCAGCGGCAGTGTCCTTCTCAGCCAGAATGACAGAGTAAGAAGTTGCTTCTGTCACCGCAGACCACGACACGTCAACAAACAGGTTGTTAAGATAACCGCCAGGTACCGTGGTGATAGACGTCACAGCTGTAGGAGGATCTCCGAGCAACTCGTGACCATTGATGTAGAGATTTCTTACGTAGAGATCATCGTAAGTACCGTTGGTGCCACCGCCTCCAGTACTGCCACCAGTGTTGAGACTTGGGTTGCTGATGCCCTGCTCGAGATTGTAGACACGACGAAGCATGCCACTAACGAGGTCGTCAAGGTTGTTCGTCATTTGCTAGTCACAAATCCCAACTTGAGGTTACCAGGCCCCGGTAGCCAATCAATGGTGTTGATTCTGTAATCATCGTCAATCTGAGTGCGACCTTTGTCGATCTGCACTCTGACGGTATCGCCAGTTCCTACCACACCAAGGAGCTCATCGGGAACCTCGATGGAGGTGAGCGATACTGACTTCACCGGCTTGTTGTGCGTCGTGACGAATCCCTGAGCGAGCTCCAGCAGCACTCCGACATCGTTCTCGCCAGACTTGGACTTTACCGCCTGCCACTCTCCGTAGTCACCAGCCAGCGGATTGCCAATAGAGACCGAGTCCTTATAGTGGTTTTCGAACTTGATGTCACCGTTCGAGCCGCCAGTCATGTAGCAGTTGTTGCCCATGGACGAACCGTCGGTGTTCACCGTGTAGTCTGTGACGTTGCGGCCATACTCGAGAACCAGGTTGGGGTGCGTAGTCCCCTTGTAGGGGTAGTACATGGTCCAGTCTCGCTTGCCTGGAATCGTGGTGACATCGATGTCGAAGTCAAATCCGGTGTGATTACCAGCAGCATCTGTGAGCGTGGGGAACTCGTTCAGCATGTCTAGTGCGTTCTGGTGGTCTAGGATGTCGTACTTGCGTGACCGCACTACTCCGGAATTGTCGTACGGAGCGATGCTAATGTTCCAGCTCTGGCCCGTCAGCGCCTGCATATCGGTGATGATAGAAGCACCAATAAGGAACTGATCGTAATCGTCATACTCCAGAGAAGTGTTGAGAATGAAGCGGAAGTTGAAGTACTGCAACAGAGAAGGGCAGTCGAAGGTGACCACCTGCGAGTTCTCGCTCGACTTGTGGTGAAAGCACCAGTGCATGAGATCGTCTCCGATCCACAGCTGCACTTCGTTCTTGTTCTCTTGTGGGAGGTTGACGAACTTCGAGTTCTGCGAGAGCGAGTAGGAGATGGAACCGGGTGCATTGAGAGTCCAATTGACCTTAGTCAACACCGCATCGTCCAGACCACCGATCTGAGTGCCGTCACGATTGACGCACTCCAGGCGGTACTCTCGGTTCCTCATCTGTCACATCCTAGTAGTTGTAAGCGTTGTTCCAGGTGAACACCACTGTGCATGATGAACCAGTGGCAGTGTTCGACCGCTGGATGTTGATCTGGTTGACGCCAGGCATCAGCCGGAACCACTGTGAATCGGTGCGGCGAATGTTGTAAGCGTTATCACCGTTGTAAGTGATGGTTTTGTAGTTACGTCGAGTGTCCACCACTGTGGTGTCGCCAACGCTATTCGAGTACTGCAACCGCACTGCCTTGCCGGTGCTGTCTAGGGCCGGGTCAATGGCGGTGTGAGACTCGAGTGTGATGATAGGATTGATCGCCAAATCTTTGATGGTGATGATCGGCTCAGTGTAGAAGTTACCACCGACATTGAGACTAACCGTAGCTGAAGAGTCTGTAGCCGGGATGACGACTTGTCGCGACTGTGGTGTGAGGTCGAAGTGTCGCGGATCACTTGCTTCCATCTGCATATTGATGACTGCCAAGCCATAAGCTAGGTCAGCATCCTTCGGCAGCGAAGACTTGCGGGTACGGCAGTTGACATACCGCTTGTCTCTCCCCGGCAGCTTGTATACGAACGGGAGCTCAGTGGATCGACGCGAAGCAAAGGCGGTCTGGAAAGCTTCGATATCGTCGTACATCAACCCCTGATCGTTCTGCAGTAGGTTGATTTGACCCGTGATTGTTCTGCTGCTGAGCAGGTCTTCGCCAGGGATCATTCCGTCCCGGTCCTTTGGAGCCAGGTCAGAGTTGATGATGTTGGTGAGATCAAACAGCCCGTTCCATGAAGCGGTGCGGTATTGGGTCTGCGAACCAATCAGTAAGCCGTTGTATTCGTACTGGTGGTCGCGCGTGATCATATCTCCAGCAGCCATCACAGGTTCCCATTCGACAGAGACCAGGCGATCTCGTTGGCGATTTCGTCCGGGTCAGCGTTGGTGTTGGCCTGGACCTGAATGTAGTTGTAGTAGTAGTTGGCACCAGCATTACCGCTCACACCGTTTTCAGCAGACTTGCCGGTTAGGTACTCGCCGATCGCCATCTGGTTGTCTGCAATCGACAGCAGCGGCTTCGTCACCGTGTTGTAAAAATCAGTCAGCGGAATGATCGCCTCAGCACCAGCTTCACCCATGACAGATAGCTGGCCGTTGTTGCTGAAGAAGGTGGGTTGGTTGACAATACCACCGTTGGCGTAACCAAAGGGATGGGAAATAAAGTCTCCGAGGCTATTGCCAACACCTTCGAGCCAGCTGCCTCCAGCCTTGACAACATTCCACAATCCGCCAACAGTGTAATCCCACAAGTAGTTGTACCACTTTTTACCACTGTACTTGTCATCAGTGTCTTGCAATTTCCTCATGGTGGTATCATACTGATCGTTGAGATCTTTCAAAGCCTTATTGATGCTCTCAACATTACCAGTGATGGTGACGTTACCTTTGTAGTTCTTTATGTTGCTCTTCAATGAACTACCAAGAGCGATAATGTCATCGCGCACTGGACCAGACGCCTTAAGACCAAGTGCTGTCAACTGGTCAGCCAGAGCTACTGCTGAGTCATGTGCAGTCCAAGTCTCACCGCTGGTGAGTGCAGTCTGCTTCTGCACCTCGACGTTAGCGGTAGCTTCATTGTAAAGCGACTCTTCCAGGCGCTGCTTAGCCTGCGCCAGGTTGTCGGCAGCTTCTTTGCCGCTCTTGGCTCCGGCAACGTCCTTCTCAGCCTCGTTGGTGGCCGTGGTGGCGTCTGCTACCGCGTACTGCGCCTCCTTGACGTCTAGCAGAGCATTCTTGTAAGCCGTGTCGTTGGCGATGTTGTCGCGGTCCGTCTTGAGGGTCTCCTCAGACGTGTTCAGCTTGTCAAGTGCATCCTGTGCCGACAGCCGTGCTTCAGCCAGCTGTCGCTCCAGCACAGCCAAGTGCGCAGTAGAGTTCTCTTGTTGTGCGCTATTAAGATCATCCTGGGCGTCAGTGACTTTATCGATGGAGTCCAGCACGTCTTGATTAGCGCGCGCCAGCTGCTGCTGAGCGTCCTGGATGTCGCGGTTCGACGCTCCCTCTTCCATGAGGTAGTTGAGGTACCACTGAGCGTCTGAAGCCTTTTGCTGAGCATCCACTAGATCCAGCTGAGCATCTGCCAGCTTGTTGGTAGCCTCAGTCAGATCGTTCTCGTACTTGTCCCCCTGTGCATCCTTGATGGCCTGCTCAGCATCTTGCACTTTCTGCAAAGCGTCTTGGTAACTAAGCTCAGCCTCCTTGGCTGCACGCTGATCTTCTTGGTACTGCTTCTGCTGGTTCTTGCGAGCGTTGGCCAGATCTTTCTCAGCCTTGCTCAACGCTATAGTGGCGCGAGTTTGTGCAAGCTGCGCTTCATTCAGCTTCAGCTCAGCAGCAGCGATAGTGGCACCCTGGTTTTGATAATCCTTCCTAGCTTGATTGTATTCTTCTTGCGCCTCTTTGGCTTGCAGCTGAGCAGCACTCTGCTGAAGAAGTGCTGAGGTAAGATCTACGGCCGCTTCGTTCTGCTTGTCAACAGCGTCCTTTGCGTTCTTAGCGGAGTTGGCCAAATCGTTCTCGCTGTCAGCGGCACCATCAGCACTAACACCGAGAGCCTTGTTGGCTTCAGCACCTTCCTTGACAGATTCTGCTGATACTGCGAATTCATTGCGAAGGTCAACCAGGCTGTTGTATAGCTTCAGAGCGCCTTCGTCGCCAGCCTCAGCCGCAGTGCGAAGATTGTAGAAACCGTTATCGACATCCATGTCCCATTTGCCGGTAACCATCTTCTGCAACTGTTGCCAACTAAGACCATACTTGTCAATCGCTTGACCAGCATTGATAGCCGCTAGTCTTGACACCACCATAGCATTGATGGCATCTTGCTGACCTGCAGCCTGGTTCTTGATGGCCTGTTCCATGTCCTGCTGCGCTTGGACATCTTCTTGGGTATCAGCAGCAGCCTTCTTGTGTGCAGATCCAAAAACTCCAAGTCCAATACCTACAGCAGCAAGAATACCCAAGATGATGCCAAGCGGACCTAGCATAAAGTCAACAGCAGCACCAAGACCGTAGGCGGCAACTGTTGCTCCACCCATGGCTACCGAAGAAGTTTCAAGAGCAGCAGTCTCACCAGCAGTAACAACGATTTGTTGCCTGGTAAGAGCAATATCAGCTTCGAGAGCAGCAGATCGAGCACCGAGTAGAGCCGCATTTACTTCGAGCTCACCAGACTCTGCAGCAAGCTGTTGCTCGTGCACCGCTTCCAGAGTGGCTTGCTGCTCAAGCAACCGCAGATTGAGTTGCGCTGCCTCAGCCTTAACCCTCAGAGCAGCAGCGTTAGCTTCAGCCTGAGCTCCTTCTTTAGCCAACTCATCGCGGTTACGAGCAGCTGCAAAAGCAGCTGCCATAGAAGAAGATGCAGCTTCGCCGTCTGCGGTGGTTTTGGCAATTTGTGCAGCAATGGTAGTTTTAACACCAGAAGACAACTTACCATAAGCATCAGCTGCCAGAAGGATACGAGGACCAATGAGCAGAGCAGCAGCCGCTGCTGTGGTGAATGCTCCCGTGAGTCCTACAGCACCTAAAGCGACATCCTTAACCGGACCAGGCAACGCCTGGAAGCCATCCACTACATCGCGGGTAACACCCACCACTTTGGTCAAGCCAGGAAGCATCAAAGTGCTAAAGTCAATAGCAATGACCTTGACAGTGTTGCTGAGCTCCTTCAGCTGGGCATTGAAGGTTTGGTATTGTTTGGCAGCAGCGTCAGCTAGGGCAGTGCCGTCATCGAACGCCGTGGTGCTGTTACCCATGGCGTTGGTCAGGTTGATGTAGCTTCCTGATCCATCCTTGACACCAGCGGCTAGAGCTTCAAGAGTGGCAATCTCGCGAGTCTCATTGATGCCAAGAGCAGCAAGCGCTGACTGAGCAGTGACAGCGTTGGTAGACATACCGGCCAAGCCGGTGACGAACTTCGACAGAGCCTGTCCAGGATCGACCTGGACCATTCGCTGGAATTCTTCGGTGGTAACACCAGTGACGTCAGCGAACGCCTGCATCTGCTTAACATCGTTGCCAGTGGCAGCATCAGCCATCTGACCCAGCAGGTGTTGCATGGCTGAAGCGCCTGCCTCAGCGCGAGGACCGAGCGACTGGACCGCAGCAGACAGACCGACCGTCTGACTCGCTGACAGCCCTGCTGCAGCCGCAAACGGTGCCAAGCGGGTGGTCATATTGACGATCTGCGACTCAGTGGCGGCTGTGTTCACACCGGCGTCGTAAATCGACGACCCGAGGTTCTTGTACTGATCAGCACTCAGGTTGAAGACGTTGGCAATCTTCGCCAACGACTGTGTAGCATTGTCAGCAGAGATATCGGTGACAGCGCTGAATTGAGCGATGGTCTTGGTGAACTCAGCAACATCATCAGAAGCCACGCCGAGAGCACCGGCTTGCTCAGCGATGTTGGTAAGGGACGACAAGTCTGTAGGGTTTGTTTCACTCAGCGCCTTGAGCTGTTCACCCAGCTTGGCAGTGGCGTCAGCGTTGTCTTCGGCTGACTGCGTAGCATCGTAGGTGGTACGTCCGACAGCGGCCATCTCAGACTGGAAGTCTGCAGCGGAGCTCACCGCCGAGCTCAGTCCAGCTGAGATGACACCGCCGACGGACGCAAAGGCATCGCCAATGTTCTTGACGCCCCACCAGTTGTTACGAACCACATCGTACAGCGAACCTAGCGCTTGGTTAGCCTGGTTGACACCGGACCGGATCGACGAAGCATCAAAGATGAGCCTCGCTGTCGCTGTGGCATCAGGAGAAGTCATCGGCTAACCCTTCTTGAACAGAGCCGCAGGATCTCGGAATTGAGATGCCTTCGGTGCTTCCTCTTCCTCAGACTTACTGATCGACATTGCTAGGTAACGTTGCAAAATTGCACTTTTCAACTTCGAGCGAGCATCGCCGGTCTTGGCGTTGGCGCTGCCTTGTTGCATCTGGTGCTCCAACGATGAGCCGTAATGGAACACGGCCTCGTCGATGCACCAGGCGTAGTATTCATCAGGAATCGACAGGATCTGACTCGGAGAGCGGTGGTACTGCTGGGACATCCGCCATAGCTTCCATAGCTGCTGTGGCTTGTTGAAACATCTCCAGCGATGCTGGACCTCCTTGAGCGAAGGAGTACGCGAATGATCGGTCTTCCCAGCCAACATCAGCAATGCTGATGGCGTCCGGGTCGGCAGGTTCCCAGGTAGCTGGATTCTCACCATGAGGTACGAGCTCAACTCGCGGCTGAACAAAGATGCTGGGGATCTCATTGGTGATGAGATCCATGAAAGCCACCCGCTGCTCATCATCCATGGATCGGACGTCGAGGTTCTTACGGCGACCTTCGAGGAGCTCGGTCACGATAGAGTTCAGCGGGTTCGGAATGGTGCCATTCTGCATGGCAGTCACCAGAGACAGGGTCCGCTTGATGCGAGCTACCTTGCCACTCGGCAGCTTCATGTTGAAGCCGTCTTCGCGGACCTTCTTCCAATCCGCGATTGGCGTCACAGGCTCATTGGTCAAGGCGTCGTTTTTAACGCCTGCAATTGAATCCGGCATCACGTGCTCATTTCGATTCAGGAACAGGATCACTCTAATTGTCTGCGGTAACACTCAGGGTATAGAAAACCCCCGGATAGGCTCACACCAAATCCGGGGGTCCTCAACAGCAGCTTACGTCAGGTCGGTGGTGTCACCCTTTGTCTCGTTCTGGGTGAACTCGTACAGATCGCCGTTCGGGTCGGGGAGCGCCTGCCCCTTGGAGCCGGTGATCCAGAAGTTGCCGTCCGACATCTCGCCGGTCAGCTCATCGGTGCACCGCGCCTGATACAGCCGCACCTGGAAGTCGCCGCCCGAATCAGACACCGCCTGACCAGCCAGCATGAAGTAGGGACGCTCGTCGTCCTTCGTCTTCTTGAAGGTCTTCGACTGGTTCGGGGTCACACCGGACTCGGTGATGGTGCCGCCGTACATGGCTTTCACCGCCTCGAACGGAACACCACCGCTCGCCAGCGACCAGTTGACAGATGCACCCTGACCGTGCACTGCCACCAAGCCGTCGTCACCACGGAGCTCGGAGAAGGACTCCGCTTCCGTGAAGCTGAAGGTCTGCGCGTTCGGCAGGTCAATGCCGGTCGTCGCCGGAACGCCAGCGGTGATCGGGTAGATCTTGACATCCCGGCAGCCATACGGGAGCGCAATCGTGTCAAGCGCCATGGTCTTACCTCACTTCCTTGAATAGTCGCTCGGGAGATTTGAATACTCGCGTCTCCACTAATTGTAAATCAGGCAGACTGAAGTAATGGAGAACCACTACGCCGTTGCCAGCCCCGCAGCGCTTCGATGAGCACTTGACTTCAAGCTTCCCGTCGTCTAACAAGATAGCATGAAGTCGGGACTGGCAACGCGCCTCAGTCATGACTACTTCTTGGCAGCCTTCGCCGGAGCAGGTGCAGGCACCTCGGCGTCAGCTGCTTCAGCAGCACTGCCACCTTCCGGCACCGTGATGTCAGCAGCGACCTCATCCTCAGGCGCGCTGGTGGACTCATCGACGGTCTCAGTGGTGTCCGGCGTGACCACAGCCTTTGCCTCGGCGACGACCTCCTTGGCAGCCTTCCACACCTTCTCGTGAAGACCGAGCGGGATGACTTCGTGATCGGTCACGTCGAGGAACCGCTTGTCATCCTGCAGCAGCAGGGTGAGCGCATCGTCCGACAGACCCACCTTGGAAGCATCGACGATGTGGCGGTTGCCCCAGTCCCACACGACCTCCTGGGTCAGTGGAGTGGCAAGCCGACCACCGAAGTTCTCGCCCACCGCGAGCACTGCTCGGTCAGCGATGCCGATGTACTTGATCTTGCGGCCAGCTGGCTTGTCAGCATCAGCAGCCTTGCGAGCAGCGCTCATGATTCTCCTTTACAGGAACTTGGCTACGGTCTTGTAACTTGCAACCTTAGCCGCTTGTTTGTTGACAGTATCATATCCATCTGGACCCAAGTTGTTGAATACAAACTCCATAATGTACACACCGTCTGAGGTGGCGGTTTCCTTCAGAGATTGCAACAACGTAATCAGATTCAGATGAATATCTTTGATCCGCTGGTAGCTACCAGGCTCATCGTAGACATAGATGTCATAGTAGCTGTTGAGGATCACCCCCGATTCCCGCACCGCTTGGAACTGGTTGGCATTGTTATTGCCGTACATCACATACGGCTTTTCTGGAGACGCTGGGATTCCACTACTTCCCAGTGACCCGCGCGGGTACACACGCCAGCTACCGTTGTGTGACTGGTAGTAGTCGGCCATGGATTCGTCAGTCAACTTCTGATACACGGATGCGTCAATCATGAGGACGACAACGCTTCCTCGTCGTATTCGCCGGTCACCACGTAGCCCAGCTGGCCTGCAAACTTCTGCATGGTCGGCCCCACGATGGCGTACTCACCACCGTTGTAGCTCTCCAGGAAGAATCCGTAGTCCACCGAGTAGCCCAATGAAATGACGAACTTACCACTCCTAGAATTGAAATCATTCACCGTGTGCAAACCCTGACGGGCATTGCCGGTGCGGTCAGTCCATGGTGCGAACTGCTTAGCGTAGTCTTCGATATCCTTCGACAGTTGCTCCATGTTTTCTTCGATGTTATCGATGAGCTCTTGACCGAATTCATTCGGCAGGTTAATCACAGACTCCAGGCCGGTCCACTCAAAGCCCCAGCCGCCCTTAGTGAACCTACCTTGCAGGTCTCGCATGCGGACACCTGAAGATGACGAGAAGTCACCGTAGCTCTTCATACGGCCAGGAGAACCCAACGATGGGGCAGATCCCGGCATAGAAGGAGAATTGCTAGGAACCAGGCTATTCGCCATCGTCGTAGACCTTCCCCTCGGCACGTCGTTCGTAGTCTCGATGCATGGTGAGATTGTCGATCAGATGCTTCTTGTTGTCCACCCAGAAATAATCGCCAGCTGTAATATCTGCATCTGGCATACCGATCAGGACGAACTTGATGTAAATGGTCTGACCAGTGACCAAGTCCATCTCTTGAGGCTCGTAAACAAGGTATGAGAAGAACAACTGCTGGGCCGGGAGGTCAGTATCCGCTCCGGAACGGAGTTTGCCGCCCGCGCCATCGTCCTGAAACGCTCCAGGACGCGTCAGAACGATTGACTGGCCCTCCTGAGCGATTAGGTCTCGAGTGGCCGCCAGATTGGCTCTCAGCGTCGCGGCGACGTAGTTGGCCATGGGTTAGTCACCTGCAACCCACACGATGTTGCCGTGATGTAGGGCGAGATGAGGTCCTCGGAAGTCATCTCGAAGGTTCAGCACCTTAGGTCCGACGGCGTCCATCGAGGCTACCGCCGCCGAATCTGCCGTCACCTGCTGCTGGAAGAACGTCAACTGAGACTGAGCCTGACGGTAGCGCTGAGACAGCTTCCGGTTGGAGCCGGACTCGTCATAGTCAATGAGCCTGGCGAACTCAGCAGCCTTGATAGACCAGCCGTACATCGCCGCAAGATTGAGATTTTGGTTGGCCATATTCAACAGGCCAAACACTTCTTCATCAGTGAAGAAGGAGTTGCTGATGTCGTCACCGGACACCACGCGCTCCCCTAGGAGTGCGCGCAGGCGAGATACCGCATCTCCCAGGGCAGGCGTGGTCATGATTACGACTTCTTCGTCTTTGGAACGTAGGTGGTAGTGACCTTGTCGACCGGGTACTGCGGAAGCGCCGTGCGAGCAGGAGTGCCGGGGATGGTCAGGTTGAATCGCGAAGCGATCTCGGCGGTCACGTGCGACAGCGCCGCATTACGCCAGGCGACTTCCTGGTTGTAACGTTCGAGCGCACCCTTGAGAGTGGTGGATGCTGACTGCAGCTGGTCTAGCGTCATCTGCGACACGTCCGGCACCGCCGCCCACTGCTCAGGTGCGGTGGTATCAACATCCTGCTCAGGCGCAGCTTCGGTAGCCTCAGGAGCAGTAGCTGCAGTATCAACCGCCGTGGTATCAGTCATGAGAAGTCCTTTCAAAGCTAATAGGGGGCGGGCGTTGCCACCCGCCCCCCTACCGGCATCGCTTGTTACTTGGCAGCAGCCTTCTTCGGTGCTGCCTTCTTGGCCGGAGCCTTCTTCGCGGGAGCCGGAGCAGCTTCCTCGGCGGTGGCCTCGGACTCGTCGTCTTCGGTCGCGCCTTCCTCGGAGGTGTCAGCGTCATCCTCGACGACTTCGTCCTCCGGTGCCTCGTCCGCTTCGTGAGCCTCGCCCACGGAGTCGTCCTTGTACTGCACACCGTGAGAACCGAGACCGCGCGAAGCCTCCAGCTTCAGTCGGTCCTGGTTCGCTGCCGAGATGATGTGCGCTTCCTGGTAGCCGCTCAGCGGAGCACCCTGGTCATTCGACTTGACACCCGTACGAGCCAGGTAGTCAGTGTCGATGGTGTTGACCTCATCGTACTCAGCCTTGCTGCACCCTTCGAGCACACCGCGACGCAGACGATCCTTGACGTACGCCTGAGCCAGCGGCTGATCGTCAGACGGGTACTCGCGCACGTCGAGACCCGCAATGGACCAGCCGGAACGGATGTCCACAATGGTAGACCGCACGAGACGGTCTACCAAGCGAACGTACTTGGGCTGTGTTGCACCTGCCATGATTTGTATTCTCCCCAGCTGAAGTAAGCGCTGTTGTTAACGCTTAGCGGATCGGAACGGTCGGGCCGGGGTTGGTCGCGAGCGTGGTGGTGTAGTCGAGCACCAGACGGCCATCCTTGAACAGGTTGGCGAAGCCGGTGATGATCGACACGTACTCGCCCTGAACCTGGCGGCTGACAAGCTTCTCGCTCTCCAGCAGCAGCGGCATGGCCGTCAGCTGGATGGCGAATCGACGCTTGTCAACGAACACCAGCTTGCCAGCCGGGATCGCGTCGTGCGTGTAGATGTCCTGCGACGCCGGGAGCGGCTGCTTGATGTTCAGCGAAGGGCCACCAGCCGCCTGGGACGGAGTCTGCGCACCAGGGTACACCGTGTTCTGGAACTGCGAGAAGTTGAGAATCGTGGCCACGTCCTGCTCGTTGGCCAGAATCACCGACGACTGCCGACCGAGACGGTTGAACCGCACCCACGTCCGCACCAAGTCCTGGTAGGTGAGGGCGTTGGCCGTGGTGGCACCGATGACCGGAGCGGCCTGCGAGCCATCGGCCTGGTCACCGTTGAAGGCCACATCGATCAGGTCCGCGTCGAGGTCAGCACCAAGCTGAGTGCCGAGCTCTTCGAAGTAGATGGCGGCGAGATCGATCGGGCAGAACATGATCGACTCGTAGGTCTGCTTGAGACCACGCGCCTTCTTCTTGACGGTGACCTGCTTCTCCTGCCAGGTGATGATCTGGCCTTCGGTGATCGTCGCACCCTCGTTGGTGTCACGCAGCTGGACCTCACCAGAGTCCAGGTCCGTGAAGTCCATCGCAGGCATCGTGATGCCGGTGGAGGGGATGGTCTCCTCAGCGGCGATCAGCTGACCGTAGAACGGCGTGTAGCTGAGACCGGCGAGCACCGCGTCTCGAACGACCTCCGGGAACAGCCAGCGGTTGAGCTCGCTCGTGTTAAGCATCTTCTCAACCGTGAGGCCCTGCGGGTCGATGCCGAGTCCCTTGTAGAACTCGATCGGCGTCATGTCGTTGCCGTAGCTGTCAGCCAGGTACGACTTGAGGGTGACGTTGCCGTGACCGGACTTCCGGAGACGCTGCAGCTCATCGTGCAGTGCCTTCGTGTTGAAGTCCTGGTTCACACCAACACCCGTGAACTTGGTGGCCATGTTTTGCTTACCTTCCTCTGTGTGGATCTGTTGTTGGTGTGAACTGTTACGCCGACGGAACGACCGCGCCGCCCTGCACCAGCACGTCGATCTTCTGCGAAGCACCACTGGCGGCAGTGAGAGCGACGCCGATGCGAGCGGTGGACGCAGCAGACGTGACGTACTTCTTGGCCGCGCCAACGCCGACCTCAGCACCAGCCGCGATGGCAGCACCCGAGTTGACGGTCATGACCGAGAAGCCGATGGCCTCCACGGTGACCTGACCGGCAGCAGCGGTGAGACCGGACGGGCCGCGCGTGTAGGACGGGACCGACACGTAGCCGACGATGGCCTTCGTGCCATCAGCCTTCGCCACCTCGTAGTCACCGACGACGTGCACCGGGTCGCCCTCAGCGAGAACTTCATCCGTGCTGAAAGTGAGAGCGATGAAGCCGGTGATCTTACCACCAGCGGAAGTCGTGGTCATTTGGATTTCCTCCTTCTAAGAACCTGAGTTGATTATCAACTACTAGCCATGGATGCGTCGAATTGCAGCTCCACCACCAGGGGTGATGAGCTCTTCTTGCTTGCTCTGGTCAGCCGACTTGTTCTCCGGCTTACCGTTCGGGTCCGTCGGGAAGGAGGACCGCCGCACTCCGGGAGCAGCATCCTTCGCCATGTTCCGCTGATCTTCAGTCAGCGACTTGATGAGTTCGAGGTTTTCACCGCATGCGTCGAGAATCTTCTCGAACGAGTTGGTGTCAACTCCCTTCTCACCCTGGAGCGTGTGCGCCTTGACGTACCAATCGATTGCATCGGTACGCAGCTGCTTGAGATAGGCATCGCCCATCACAGCCTTCGACTTGAGATCGCTCACCTGCTTGGACAGGTCGTTGATCTCCTGAGAAGCGACTCGGAGCACTGCCTCCAGGCCGTTGCCCTCAGCATCACCAGCAACCGCCGCAAGCAGCTTCGCCGGGACATCGACGCGCTTCGCCGCGTCAAGCACAGCCTGCTTTGACAACTCTTCCTCCTGTTCGTCAGACTCCGAGCCGCTCTCGTCGTCGTCTTCGGTCAGATCCCCGACGGACCCGACTTGCTCCGGGTCGGGCTGGCCTTCAGCGTCTTCTCCGACACCGTCGTCCCCTGACCCATCGTCGGACGCCCCTTCGAGGTCGGCACTCGCACCGCCTTCACCGGAACCGCCCGAGTCGTCTTGACCTTCGCCATCGGACTCTCCCTTCTTGTTAGCATCCTCGGTGGATGCGTCAATTTCATTCTCGGTGGACGAGTCCGCTTCATCAGAAGAGGACTTGCCGAGACACAGGATCTCGTCGCCGGGTGCATAGTTCCACACCAGTCCAGCGTCGTCGGTCCAGGAAGCTGTACCGTCGTCAGAACGCTTCACGTCGTACTTACTGATGGCGTCCACCAGCTTGGAGTTGACGTGCTTCAGCGGCAGTCCCTCAGCCTCCTTCGCCGACAGACCGATCACCGGCACCACCAGCTTGCCAGCGGACTTCAGCGCCGTCTTGATGACACCGCCGTTGGGTGTCTTGTCGATGGCCGCGAAGAACTGAGCTCCCAGGAACACCTGACTGAGTTCGTAGAAGTCCTTCGCACCGTGCATGTTGCCTAGAGCCTTGACCGCATTCTTGTCGTTGGGGTCAGCCTCGATGATGTAGCCCCAGTCATCGGTCTTGGTTTCCTTGGGGTCATAGTAAGCCGACTTGACGTGGCCGGTCTCACAGATACCGCCGAAGAACCAGCTGCGGTACTGCGGAGCCTGGCAGATGGAGCACAGCTGAGACTCCAGCATGACACCGACGCTCACCGCCCAGTTGACACCGAAGTCCACGTTCTCGATGAAGTTCTTGTACTGCTCGGTGTTGGGGATGTAGACCTCGTTGGTGAGGAACGTCGCCCCGCTGATGGTCTTGGTATCGGTGGAGAAGATCCTACCCACCGGCAGCTGCTCGTAGTCGTGACCGACCATGAAGGACTTTCCGTTGGGACCGTACGGAGCAGAGAGCTCCGCGAACCCCTTCAGCGTGTCCTTGTCGAAGTAGTCATCGTCACGATCCGGAAGCGTGTTCGCGGAAAGCGTCGGAATAACCACAACTTCGTCAGCCGTCTTGGCTGAGCGAGTGTACTCGTTGATGGCAGCCAGCTGCGTGTCATCCGGTCGCATCGGACCAGAGTTGAACGCACCGGCAGCATCGCTGTCACCAGCGGCATCCTTCGTGTGCACGGTGACCGACTTCTTGTCGATCATCTTCGTACCCTTGAGCTCTTCCTTGAGCTCGCCGAGAGTGACATCAAGGCGCTGAGTACGAAGCTGCTCCTTGCTCTTGATCTTCATTTCGTTCCTCCGCGCTTCTCGACACCACGACCGCCGAACTGCTTGCCCCGAGGCGGTACACGCTTGGTGGGCTTGTTTTCCTGATCCTGTTCCTGCTTGTCATCAGGATCTTTGTCTTTATTGTCAGACATCATCACTCCAATCTTGGAGCACTCGTCAGTCCTCATCGTCAAATGAACGAACCGAGTTGTTGTTCTGGTTGTTAGGCTTGCCACCGCCAGTGTCATCCAGCGACTGGTTGCCTTGGTCTTCGTTGTCACCAGAGTTGAGGTCTGCCCCCTTACCTCCGATGAGCTCATCCGGCACTTCTTCCAACGGAGTGTCAATGTTGGAGTACCCGTTCAGCTGCGCAAATCCGGTCTGGTTAATCACTCCAGACTTCCACAACAGAGCCGCGTTCTTGATCTCCAGAGCCGTAGCCTGAGCATCCTGCAGCCGGTGTAGCGTCTTGTTGTCGTGGAAGCTGATGGAAATCGACTTAGGTTGATACTTAGCCAATCCACTGGCCAACCAATAGCCGGACTCAATCATCCGCTTGCAGGCACGCTGGTAACGATTGGTGTTGCGAATCATGATATCGTAAGCAACACCAGCGTAGGTCTCAGTCGTGGAATACGACCGACCCTGGATGGACGGCATCGACTTCAAACCAGAGAACACCTGCTCTTCGTTCTGCTTGAAGATGTTGGTAGCACCTGCAGCATTACCTGCTACGTTGGTAGACTTGATGATGACATCATCGAAGTGCACCATACCACCATCGCGCACCATCTGCTCAGCGGCCTCAACGTAGCTGTCCAGATAGCCACCAGCGCGAGCCGCGTACTGCTCGTCTGTCTCGCCAGGCTTCGGAGGCAGCCGCTCGACCGCCAGGTCGATCAAACCGAGCAGACCGATCTTCTTGACGATCTGGCTCATGTTGGCGATCATGTCACGCTGGATGCCGATCGGTTCCAACGCTGAGATGAACGGAGGTGTACCGTAAGGTGACTGCGGAGCCGCGTCGAATGCGAAGTAGTGGAACGTCATCTGGTTCAACTTCACGCAAGACTGGATCACGCGATCTTGCGGTACCTGCTGAGCCTGGAGTGCAGTGACTTTCTGGTAAGGATCGAAGTTCTGGGTGGACTCGTTCCAGAAGAAGCGGATCGACTTCGGGTTGATGTCCGCGAAGTCCACCACCTCACTCATGTCTTCGCTGAGAATCCACTCACCGCACATAGCACCGTAGGTAGCGGCCTGGTCCAGCAGCTTGTCTACCAGTCCATCCACGCCACCGTTGCGTTCCTGCACCGTCCTAGCGAACTCTTCCAGGTAGTCCTTCACCCGCTTGGTCGCCAGATCAGAACCAGCAGCGACGAACAACTCGTGACCGCTGTTGGCCAGCGTACGGACGTTGTCCACCGCCTGCGCGAAGTCGGAGTTGTAGGTGCTAAGCATCTCGCACCAGTCCAGCACTTCCCACGGAAGCTTGTATGCCAGTGGCTCGTACGAGTTATACACCGAGTTGATGGTGGCGAACGCAGAGTAGTTGCTGCCAGGTCCCAGTACCGCTGAGTGGACCGGCGACTTCACGCCGCGAGCTCCCTGAGCGCGGAACACACCGCTCACAGCGTCAACGGCGCGAGATGTCAGAGAGGAAACAGTCATGTTAGGCATTATCCAAGATATCTAACGACAATGAGGCCATTGTTGCCGCGACTACCAGCACCGCCTATACCTCCAGAGGCTCCTGCACCGCCGCCATTGCCTCCAGCTCCGGGTCCGTAAGTGTTCGTGAGCACAGCCCCGTCTTCTCCGTTAATGTCACTGGCCGAATTGCACAAGCCGTAATAATCGCTTCCAGAAAAAGCATAGCCATCATGGGAATTTGTCCGAGGACCACCACTTCCGCCATTAACACCGTTGTTGGAATGCCCTCCAGCAACACCCGGCATAGATCCGTAGTCTGTTGGATAAATTGGTGGATGGTCACTCCATTCTTGTCCAAAAGCTACGTAATAACCATATCCTGGGCCAACTACAAAAGTGTTATATACATTAGAAGTTGTAACAACATAGTTGTAATTTATATTTCCAGGAACTATATAAGCGTTATATGGACGACCTGGTTGACCAAATTGACCACCCGCTCCTCCAGAAACACCAAATGAATAGACCGACAACCCACCGCTTTTGGTTATAGAAATATTTGAATTGCTTCCTTGTCCACCATTGTTTCCATATTGGTAACTAGTAGCAACACTTGGAATAGTGCTGTTAGGAAGTCCTCCGGCACCACCCATTCCAACATGGTAATTGATGTTGTATTGCAATGAAGGGTCAAGATGAACTTTTCTAATCATCCTCCCTCCACAACCTCCAGGGCCACCGCCGTAGCCGGTCACATTTTCGGAACCGCTATTACTACCACTAGCTCCTCCACCGCCAGCAGCGATAAGGTCAAATTCAACCAAGGACAAGCCGGATGGAAGTTGGACATTGCCCGAAAGACTAGTATCACCAGTTATGAAATCGTCGTAGCTGTAAATGTCGTATCCACTTGCTCCAGAAGAACCCAATTCTGAAATTGCAGTATCAGTATATGAATTTGCTTCTGAAAGAGCAGCATCTGCTGCAGAAGTGGCTGCTCCAGCAGGATCAAAATCTGCAACATCGTGCGTGATGATATCTCCGAAGCTGAGAGCAGTCACAAAGTCGCTGATTGCGGTGCTCACTTGGTCAGGAGTGGTAAATTCCGCAGCGTCATGCGTTGCCACATCGCCGAGATTGAGCGCATTGATAGCATCCGAGATCTGTGTGCTGGCATCGAAGCTAACCGTAGTGTTGAGCCACTTGTCTTGCTCTAGGTTGTATTGCAGAATCTGACTGTCATCCGGTGCAGTGATTTCGACATCGGTAAGCCCCGCCAATGAAGTAGAGCCTGAGCCACCAGGAATCCCGATGTTGAGCTTAGGACCGCCGTCTTCGTTAGTGATCGTGGCAGTAGCATCAGCATCAGGAGCCAAAGTACTTACTGTACCGATACCTAGCGAAGAAACAAAACCTCCAGAGATCACTGTGATCTTATCGTCACTGCTAGTGATGACAGTGATTTTGTTCTGTGTTACCCCAACATTCACATTTACGTCAGGCATGTGTATCTCCCATTTCAAGGCTATCCAATACGGGTAAGACTAGCCCAAGTATATGCAGGTCCAACAGCACTCGTTATCGCAACTGTCTCACCTTGATATACAAGCATGCCTAGCGTGTCGCCCGCGCTACAGTAAGTCGGAGCCGAATTTTGTTGCATGAACGAACCACCGTCAGAAGGAGTATCTGAAAAAGCGTAGCTCGCGCCGTTCTTTTGAAACGCTTGACGGAACTTCTTTCCTGCGGCACCTGCACCCCAAAAATTACCTGCTGACAGAATATAAGTGCCATCAGCATTCACCGTAAATAGGTGAGTAGATGTGTCAAAGGTGATATCGTTTCCTACAGTCTGTGCAACGGTGTTGTATGCCATGAGAGTGTAAGTTGAAGGCGGAATGCTTTGGGCTGTCCCACTGGCATACACCCACACAAGCTGTGGCCCAATAATAACGTTTTTAACGAATGCAGTGGTGGCAATCTGAGTAGAGTTGGTTCCATCAGTAGCAGTAGGAGCAGTGGGAGTATCAGTAAAAGCTGGACTGGCAAGCGGAGCGGCTCCGAGCTCTGTCATCAACGAAACTGCTGTGACATTTCCCACTAGACCAGCTACCGCCGAGACTGCATCTGTGGTATCAGACTTCTCCCACGTGGAACCATTGTAAATTGCATAGTCACCGACTTCGAAGTCAGTGATTCCAGAACCAAGGTCTTGAGTCCCCGCCACTGACACTCGATAGACATCTCCAGTGCCACCAGTGCCGTCAGCCAGAGATGGGGAGTTCGTTGAAGCGTCCCATACTCCTTGGTATTCCATGATGGAAGATGGAAGTTGAGATAGTGGCACCTTGCCAGCTGAATCAAGCGAAGCCACACCATTAGCCACGGCACGGCTTGTAGTAAGAATGTAATCAGTAGCGGCATGTGAAGCAATGGTTCCAAGATCACTGGGCTGCACCGCAGAGTCAGCTAGAGCTCCCTGAGCCGCTGTAGCGAATGACGCAGAGTCTTGCGCTGCAGCGGTGCCGAGTGTCGGATTGTTGATCAAGTCACCGTAATCGCCACTAGTGGCTACATCGGCTAATGCAGGAATGCCGGTCAGCTCATCATAAGATCCACTAAAAGCAACTGGCGATAGATCGACTTCATGAACATACTCGGCATCATTGTGAGTAACAATGTCGCCAAGGCTAAGAGCATCAATTGATGTGTCGATCTTCGACTGAACAGCGGCATCATCAAGGCCGCTTGCTGCAGGGTCAACCCAGTCGAAGTCCAAATCATCAGCAGAATTCTTAGTCAGCACTTGTCCCATGGTGCCGGATTGAAAGTATAAAACAGAAATGGCATCAAGACCTTGAATCTGCGTGTCGGTATAACTGTTAGCATCATTAAGGGTAGCTGAGGCAGCTCCTGCCACTTCGAAGTCTTCGGCAGCATGGGTAGAAGCCGAACCGAGACTGAGCGCGGTGATGGAGTCGTCGGTGTATGACTTGGCCGCCAGAAGCTGCGTGTCTGTGTAGGCGTTAGCGGAGCTCAGCGCGTCGTCAGCGGCTCCAAGCGGGTCGTACGAGCCATCGTCCCCACCTGAGCCAAAATCGGCTGTGGCGTTGATCCAGGAGCTTGTAGAAGCATCATACACCAGTACCTGCTGGTCAGCCAGGTCAGTGAGATCCACATCAGTCATGCCGGACAGCGCAGTGGAACCAGCACCGCCGGGGATACCGAGGTTCAGCTGCTGACCGTTAGGCCCTAATGTTAGTGAAGCGGTGGCGTCAGCTTCGGGAGCAAGCGTGGTGACGTCACCGATACTCAGCGACTCAACGAATCCACCAGAGATGACGATAGGCTGGCTATCAACACTGGTGGTGACGGTCACCTTGTAGGTGTTATAGGTAACCCGCAGGTTGTTAGCCACAACCCTTCCTCTCAGTTACAGAAGGGTGACGTTGGCAGTCTGCTGGAACCTCTGAACGCCGCCCGATAAACACACCGAATTGCCATCAGCATCCATGGCGTACACATCATAGAAGCCATTGACGGATGGCTCGTTCTTTGTGTCCTCACCGTCAATGGCAAACCGCACCGAGTTGGTGGCGGGCTGAGTGGTGGTGATCTTGGGATCAGAACCCTCACTGCTGTACAGCAACGATGAAGTACTATCCTGACCAGACCGTACTTCCATCTTAGGATCGGTGATCACGATAGGGTGGTCTTCTGCGTCTGCGTAGGAGAACTCGATGTAAAAGTCCTCCCCGCAGCGCAGGTTGATAGGAGCTGTCATTACGCCGGGTTCTCCAGGGCATCGAGTCGCGTGTCGATAGCGGCGATGTCAGCCTTCGTGGCGTACTGCACCACGAGCTCACCGCCACCGTTACCCGGACGAGAAGCCAACAGCGGGTCCGTTTCAGCCGAAGTGAATTCGCTCTGCCCGGTGAGCCAGGTGACTGCCGCCGCGTCGAGTTCAGATTCGAGAATGCCCCAACCGTTGGTAGCGTCCCAGGTGGTCGTGGTGTCCTGACCGGCGATGTCGAGTTCGTCCCAGTCCGCAGCAGTGATGGTGCGCACGTCAGCCGATCCGGTGTACCAGATGCTCGCGGCCATGATCGCTCCTTGATTAGAAGTACAGGAAGTCAGTCGATACTACTGATTATCATCGACGGCGCTGTCCAAGGCTACGAATCACCGCCACGCGGCCAGTGGCCACCCTCGGCGTGGCTACCGCTGAGCTCGGTGCTGAGCGGTCGTAAGAGTGCGAGTGGACCGCCCTCGGTGGCACCCGGATGTGGTTAAGTCCGAGCCGGTCAATGAACTTAGCGAAGTAACACACCGCCGAGTCCATCATGTGGTCGTTACCCTTCTGGATGCGACCGTCCTTCCGCTTCCAGTTACGGGACTGCTTGACGAAGGTGTCGAACTCCCTCGGGATGATCAGGCTGCCGCCTTCGCTGAACACATTGAGAGCCGCGACAGACGACTCCTTCTGCTCCGCGAAGTTAACATCACGCACTGGAATGCGGTGCTCATCTCGCAACTTGGGGTTGAGGTAGTTACCACCACCGCCGATGTCGGCCGCTACCTCAGTAAACTCGGCACGGTACTTCTCGACCAATCCCAGGATCACACCCATGATCTGCGTGACACCAGCTTCTTCAATCTGCTCCGCATACACCAGCGCGTGCGTGTCGCTAGGTTGCTCTTGCCAGACTTCCACTCCGGTAGCCTTGGTGCCCCAGTCCACCGTGATGGTAACTGGACAGCCAGGCATGAAGATCTGATCGCCAGTGTCGTCAGTGAAGTTGGTAGCCCACTGAGTGAGGTCCCGGATGACATAACCGCTGCTGGTAGGACGAGACCCCATGGCCTCGACTTCCCAAGTAGAGTGGTTGCGCTTACCGCGACGCCAGAGTTGTTCGAGCTCTGCCACCGAGATCCAGCCATCAGCGTACATGGCTCGTCCGCCACAGTAGGCACGATGCAGCAGTCGCCTCGCAGGTTCGCCTGACACCGGGTCGGTGTAGTCTTCCCAGTGGTCTTCACGGAAGCACAATTCTTCAGACTGGCAGCTTCCAATGCAAGCACACTTCTTGGCTACATCGAAGGCATCCCAGTTGTACTTCTTGTAACCCATCTCTTCATGGTTCTCAAGAAGCTCTGCAAAGGAACCCTGAACGTTGTGGTTAGTGGAACACCGCACGCTCACCGATGGGTCAGCAGTGTTGATGGTGTACATAGCGGCATCGACGATTTCCTTCGCCGCCTCAGCTTCTTCATCGATCACCAGCAGACCACCAGCGATACGACCGTCAGGCTTCTTACCGCCAGCGTGAGGAGACCGCACCGACTTTTGGGATGCTGTCAGCACTCGAATCCATGCCTTGGCCTTGGTCATGGTGCGGGCCGCAATCGACTCGCCCTCCACCATATCTTTGAACTCCTGATCGGAGTCAATGAATGACAGGATGTACTGATACACCTGGTCGGCCTGGAGCTCCGAGCCACCAAGGTTTAGAGCGTCGAAGTCTTTGATGAACACCAGATAGAATTCGATGAACGACACCCCGTAGCTCTTGCCACCACCACGGTTAGCTACTGCTACTGCTGAGGTGACTTCACCAGAGCACACATCCCGCACGAAGTCTCGGATGCCGGGAGTGATAGGACCGTGCTTCTCAGGATCGTACACCCCGAGCCGCTTCATGACCACTAGCGGCTTCTCAGGCAGCTTGATGCCCAGCTTCTTGGCCAGCTCCAGAGGATCGTTGATGTACTTAGCTTTGATGGTAGATTTGCGAGAACGTACAGCAGATAGCAGTCCGTCCATACCATCAATTGGTTCGTTGCGAGGCATGTGCTAATTATCAAGCAAAGATGACAGACGTAGTGGATCAGGCTGATCTGAGGAACTGTTGCTCGAGAATCGGGACCTCGTCGAGTGTCAGTGAAATGTCATCACCGCACTCACCGCACATCAGTGCGTAAGCTGGGCCATAGCTGTCGAGTACGAGGTGCCATCCATGCCATCCGCAGGCGGGACATTCGTACTGGTAGGGGAATCGAGGCATTGCGACCTCCGGTATGCCCGCCGCACACCTTCAGCTAAGAATCCGCCTAGCATAGCCTGACTGGATTCGAAGTGGTGCGGGTGGTTGAGCACCGCCATGATGTTGACTACTGCCTTCACCGCATGCTCATGAGACAGCCCCTCCCGCTTCAGTCGGGCCAACAGAAGGTCTTCGTTCATCACAGTGTTACATACCATTCGTCGAAATACAAGTCCATCTCCAGCAAATCTGGATGGGATTGGAAGGTGTCAGCTACTAACTGGTGCCACTGTTTATGCAGCTTCCGGTACTCCTGGTTGAAGTCGAACCACTTGTCACACGGAGAGCAATACCACTGCCTACGACCGGCCACGACGCCCCCTGCTATGTGCTTGTGTTCGCGCTCGCACCTCACTGTGGTCAATCTTAGGAGGCAGCTTGATGCGAACTTCAGAATGATGAGGGCGCCGACTAACATCACCAAGATAGTACAGCCAGCTAGGACAGCGGCAACCAGCACATACCCACAATCCTGACTCAACGTCCAGAGTCCATCCGTGAGTACCAGAGCACTGACATATCCACTGCATGATCCTAGGCAATGACTTGTGCTTCCTGATAGTCGAGCCACCGCCGAATGTGTTCATACTTCTTCTCGGTAGCGTCCCACTTCTTGCGTAGCGTCACTCCAGCCCGACGCACGCCGTGGTCTTCAGTGCCGATGGCATCTTCCATGCACTGCCGGATTACAGGGCAGGTGGCGCAGATAGTCTGTGCAGCGCGATCCAGCATCTTGTTAAGTTTCTGAACGCTGTCCCGACACCCTAGGGCATCTTCGGTAGTAACAACGTCGAAGATATCGTGCTTACCTACGCACAGGGCGCGCGCTGTCCAATTGTTGTTACTCTCGATCACGCTTAGCATCTCTTGTCGCTTTCGCACGCATGTGGATTGAATCGTAATGCTCACGGACACCTTGCGTCTTAGCAGCCCGCGTCAGCAACAACTGTGCGGCATGAATTGCTACCTGACAGAATAACACTTTGTCATGCTGGACGAGCTCAATGATCTCGCGACCAACTTCGTCATCCGACTCCAGCACCAATCGCAGAGTCATGCGTCACCTCCCACCTACTCCTGTGTTGACACTGACGGTATACACACCGACTCCAGGCTCATACACAGTGCGTTGGGTGTAGCGTAGCACGTACGCCTCGTCGTACTGGCCAGGTGGGTGCTTAGTTACCCACCTCTCCAGCACAGTCTGACAATGAACCATGCCACCGCGTGCAATGAGCTCAAGACCAGGCGGGTTCGAACACTCGATCACCGCCGCATAGCCAGACTTCATTGCTCCATCATGTTCTTGACGAAGCTCTTGACCAACTTCAGAACGTCTGCCTTGATGCTGTTGGCATGGATGTAATAGTCTTCACCCATTTGTCGGTTGAGGTAGTCAATCTGATTGTCGAGGTACTCCAGCACCTTCTTCAACGGAAGCGCGCTGTCTCGGGCGTTTAACCTCAACACCACATCGTCAATGAAATCATCGACGACTATGTCGGCTGCGCCCCTGATGGTGATCACAACGTCGCCACGCTCCACACCAACGCCGGTGACGTGATCAGGGTTCAGCCACTGGTCATGGCCAATCTTTACAAGAGTCATGTCAGGTCTGCCTTGACGTTGTCCAGCATCGTTTCACTGTCTTCAGCAGCGAGTTCGATCTGCTCTTCGATTTGCTGCATCACAGTCAGCATGTGGCCGGGAACCTGCACCGTACGACCGCCGTGCAAGTGGATGATGGTGAAGTTCGGGTTCGAACCGTCCAAGTCAATGATCTGGTCGGCGTTGATGATGCGCTCGTTGGTGATCTCGATAAGATTCATGTAAAGATCTTACGCATATAGCAATGCCCACCGCCGGGGGATCGTAAGGGGCGATGGGCACTGCCGAGCGGAGATTCAGTTGTTAATCAGTTACAGACACCAGTAGGCGCGTCGGTCCTCGCGAGATGACGTCAGACAGGTGCTGTGCCGACAATTCTTCGGCAGTTCTCCAGGTCTCGGTGGAAATCACATCAGCAGGCATGCTGCGGAGGTTCAGAAGATTCTGAGCGGCATCAGCCAACTCAGCGTATGCAGCGCTCAGCTGCGCCTTGGTCATGCTTTTCAGATCAGAAGCGGTGGTGATGATTGCCATGTAAAGATCTTACGGACAATCGCCCGTCGTACCCTAGCAATCTACACATCTTCACTGCAATGAAACCACTGAGTCCGGTTGATACAATCGTCGAGACGAAGCACTGAAGCATGGGAACGACCACCCGCCGCTGGAGTCCTGAAAAGGAAGCGTGCCTGGGCCTTATGTTGGACCCATACGGCTCATTCTTCCGCGCTATCGTCCTCTTCAAACTCAAAATCCTCTATTGAGTCATCAGAAACATCGTTCCGGGACTCCGAATCAGTGAAGCTGGGCGCGAAACGCCCTCGAACCACTGTCCCTCTATCGGCTTTACCGGACTTGTGGGACGATTTGCGGGCTTTTCGAGCCTTGCGTCCACTCCCGGAGGTCTGGATGTGGTTCGGAGGCGCTGGAAGGGAGCTCAGGGGTTCCGCCGACAGATCCTCGTCATCGGATGCGCCAGCATCCAAAGGGGTTTTTGAACTTTCGTCGTCATCCTCGTCTTCTGGAAGATCTTCGAGCAGATCCACTGTCACGACACCGCGATAGCTCACAGGCTTCTGCAAATTGTAATCGTAGATCTGTACTGAGGCATTTACTGTCGAGGCGCGCAGGCGATCACTGTGCTCGTCAACACCGAAGAACTCCGCAGCCCATGAGACAGCTTTAACACGCATAGCCTCCGCGTTATCACCTTGAACGTCGTAGGTAGCCTTCCCGACCACCTTGTCATCGATACGGTGGATGCGTCGTCCCATTTGTATTTCACCTTGTCAAGTCGTCAAGTTTGTACTTCAAATTGTCAAATTGATCTCGCTAAAATTCTACCCATATTTCCCAATCCCATAAAATTGCAAAACGATCTCACTAAAAAGTTGTATCAATCTCCTCTTCCTCCAAAAGAGCGCCCCACCCGATGCCAGCCGCTTGCAAAGTCGGGAGGTCCGAATGATCTTCTGAAAACTCGTGCAAACACGATACAAAAGTGGGGTGTTTTCAGCACACCGATCGGGCATGATTATTACATCGGGCCGGGCGGTCCGGTCGCCGGAGATGGACTCCGGTGCTGATCCTAGGGAGATCATCATGCCTCGTCGTTCGAACACTGCTGCCGTTGCTGACGCTCCGGTCGCTGAGGTCACGCTTGCTCCGACCGCGTTCACTCCGCTGACCGATGAGCAGCGTGAGCGGCTCGGGGACATCCGTGCGCACGCCGCTGAGTGCGGCCGTCTGGACTGTGGCCACCTGGCCCGCTCCACTTCACAGGCGGTCCGCCGTGCTGTGATCCTGTACACCGCTGAGGCCGCTGGCATCACCGTCGGCCTGGATGAGGAGTCCGCTGAGGTCACCGCCATCCTCGGTGTGCTCCGCGAGTCGGGCCACGCTCGGCCGACGTTCGTCCGCTCCGGCCGTCGGAACGTGCAGTCGCGTCCCGGCCTGGTTGTCATGCCGAACGCGGCGGGCATCCGGATCACTCCGGAGCGGCACGCGGTGTTCACCGCCATGCTGAAGGGTGAGTCCGCTTCGCAGATCTCGCGTTCGCAGGGTCGGGCACGCGCCACGGTGCAGTCGCACGCGGGATGGCTCCGTCGGCTCACCGGAGGGCACGACGCGACGTCCTGCCTGATCGCGCTGGTCATCGCTGGCAAGCTGGCGGACCGTGCGATGCCCGTCCCGTCGGTTGAGGAAGACGCTGAGGTTGAGGTCGAAGAGGCCGACGACAGCGAGTGAGCGCGCGGCAGGTGTCCGGTCGGTCCGTGGGGGGATCACCGGGCACCTGCCCGTTCCATCAAGCCATCACCACATCCTTGGAGGACGACATGAAGATCTGGATGAGCAGTGCACTGATTGGTGTCACCCTAGCAGGTGCCATCGCCACGTTCGCGTACGCGGGCATCACCCTGGAGGGACATGCCAACAAGCAGCTGCACGACGTGAGCCGCGCGACCACATCACCGTCCGACATCGTCGGCGTGATGCTGCAGGACAGCGAGTCGGACGGAGATCCGCTGGAGGTCGCACGCGGGGCGATCAGCGAAGTGCACGACTGTCACGGTAGCGGGTACGCGCGCACCTGCCTGGCACGACTCGATGGCATCAACTCGTTGGTGTTCGTCGCGGGAGTGGACTTCCCAGACGCGCACTGACGGTAGGTGCGGGCATCCCCTGATCGGTTCGAGCGGTCAGGGGATGTTCCATGTCCAGGTACGACTGGTGAGCATCACCCTAGAGTGACGACCAGGTGCGATGGCTTGTGAAGAGGCTGAGATGCGTTCTGCGGGCTCGAGTCCCGTTTGTATACGATCGGCTAGGTGCGCCGGTGATAACGCGTTGTCAGGGATCTGGTGGACGCTGATGAGGAGATCTCGAGGTGCTGGGACCGCGCTGAGCCGCTGGACTCGAGGTCGGTACCGGAGGTCCAGCGGACATGGCGATTGGCGGGGCTGTGCGCCGTTCTGGCGCGTTGGGAGGGCATCGTATGGGATTGGGAGCCAGGAAGGATTCTCGGCTGTCTTGTGGCGTCCTGTGGCCGTTGTCATCGGTGTCACCCTAGCATGAGACGCGCCGATGTCACTCTAGAGGCATCACCCTAGGTGCAAATACGGTCACCCTAGCGTGAAATGATGCTTTTACTACGCACCGTAGGATGAGGTTTCATCTATGGTCAATTACATCTAGAATGAAATCCATTCACCATATCGTGAAATGATACTTAATCTACGCGCAGATGTTTGAGGTTCCGTCTGTGGTGTATGCATCTAGAATGATGCACCCCGAAGGGCCGGATGGTATCACCCGAGGACAGACCAGTTGCTCTCGTCCAACAGACCGCAGCCCTTCGCGTACACGCCCTCTGATCGTGCCCATGCGATGAGCTCGCCCTTGAACTGACGGATCGGTACGAAGATGTGCATCGGCTGGATGGATACCACCTGACCGTTCGGCAGCGTACCGTGGCAGTACGAGATGTCGTAACGTCCCGCTTCCTTGAAGATGCGGAGCCGCGTGATCTTGCCGCCCTCTTGTACCAGGCGACCGAGCGTGTAGTGAGACGCGTAGTCCACTGCAGAGTGATCCGGCACCGACTGGTCACCGGAGTACGCCACGCCGTAGCGGTCGAGCACAGCGTACGAGTCGAATGAAGCTGCGGTCATGAGAAGCCTCCCTAGGGCTTGTGAGAACCTGACAACAGAATTGTAACTCACAAGAGCGGTGCAGAGGACATGGACGTAGCACGAAGTTCTGTCCACACTGGTTCTGGAATAGGTCCCTCGTCCACCACGAACTTGATAGTACGGGGTGAGTAAGGACCGTGACCTGGGCGATGCTGCGTTGTAGGTTCACGATAGCTGGCGATGATCACCCGTAATCCCACACAGGTGATCACCATGGTGGTGAATATCATGAATGTAGGGTTGCTGAACAGTTGTGGACACTTGATGATGAGGATAGCGGTGATGAAGAGAAGTGCAATCATTGCTGCACCTCCACCGCTGCCCAGAAGCTGCCGATGAACATAGCCACCCACGTACGGTCATGAGACACGTAGATGCGACGACCGTCATATGCGAAGTGTGTGCGGCCAGGTGTATAGGACAGGTAGTTGTCGTAGATGCGCTGCTCCACGTAGTGTGTGGCGAAGGTCGGCTTCGTCATGATGTCGAGCTCGATGACCTTCTCGTTGTCCACCACAGCAGGACCCACTCCGTACTTCTCATCTGGTTGTACGGTGTAACCGCAGATCTGACCGTAACGATTGCGGCGGATGTCCTTGACCACCCCCTCCACCTCACGTGAGCCAGAGATGGTGTGCTCGACGTAACCGATGTGGTCACCCAACTTGTAAGTCTTCATGAGGCTGCCTCCTGTGCCGGATCGATGATATACACCGTGTCCTGCTCCTTGTACTTGACCTCGACAGTGACCACCTCGTTCGAAGTCGGTCCGTCTGGAGTGAGGATGATGTAGCGGGTACCGTAATTGCCGATGACGATACCGGCAGTCGGATTGCGGATCGGGGACCCGTTGGGCTCGTGCCAGTACTGCAGTACAACATCACCGGGCTGAAGGCAGGTGGCGAGCATTACATCTCCTCATTGTTGTTGGAGTGGGCAACGTTCCACATGTGTTGAGCCTGAACCCAGGCTCCGTCAAGTTCATGAGTGGGCTGATCTTCCCAACCCTCGTTACCAAAGTAGCCGGTACCATCCACCAACCACTCGGCGAAGTCATCGGAGTTGTTGATACCGTCCTGCCTTGCCCATGTGATGAGAACATCAGTAGGAGTGGAGGGGCGGACCATGTTCTGGAGTGAGTTCATCACTTCTGCCTCGCGAGGCGGACCAGGGTGAGGTATTCGGTACGTTCTTCTGGAGTGAGACCAATGAGCCGCCGCTTGCAGTCCAAATCAAGCAACCGGCACTTGTCATTGAAACTCATGTGCGGATTGATATGCATTCCGACTCCCTAGATCGGTGACGAACTCCTAACAAGACCATTGTAACTCACAATCGGTTGTTAGCAACGCTCAATCTAGCATGAAGTTTGTATTAGAGTCGGTTTTAATGCAAATATGTAATGACAATCTGTATGCAAACGTATTTGTACGTATTTACACGTAGAATAACAAGAATATGTGTTGTTTCATGTAAATAATTTTAGCATGAAATGTCACTGTGTAATGACAATTAAACCTAGGATTAAGTATAAATTCATGCAAGCGTGAAGTGATAATACAACTACGCTGCAATACAAATGGTTCTAGAGTGAAATAACAATTGTCAAATACAAGCAAATCACCGTATATTGTCATGTCAAACTGGGTAACTAATGACTCTAACGTGACATGAATTCAAGGAAAGATAGGGAGGAGGAGAGATCGTGAGCCTAGGATTTATAGGGATAAGGATAAAATGACATAGGTCATGACAATAGGCTGTAATGACAATCTAGAATGATAATCTATTAGGTATAGGGGTGTAACGTATCTCTAGGTAAGAGTTAAGGGATAAGAAGACCGCCGCGAACTATGTGATACTGGTCCTGGTAGATGGAACGCACCGCTGCTCTAGCTCCGCTTCCTTGCATGTCCGCACGATAGCATGAGCTATACCGCAGTTGGGACAGATGCGTATCCGCGTGAGCCTAATGAGTTGTTCTAGGTTCATGTTATAGCCTTCCAGCGTCCGCGTGTGGTGACGCGTTCGATTGGTTTAAGCTGTTGCTTATCGTTAGCTGGAAGAGTACCGCTCCGAATGTACTCATCACGCTCTTGGATGAGATCAGACACCGCATTCACTCTCCCGGCACGCAGTGCGTCTTCAATCAACCCGTCGTATATGTTGATCACAGCTTGAGTGTTACTAGTCATACCTTCACCCGCACTGGTGAGGAAGGCTGTGCGGCGTTCTGAGCCTTCGGAGAAGCGGGAGCAGCAGAAGGTGTCCGCTGAGGCTTCTTGGGCGCGTGTGGGACCTCTGAGGCGGACCGCCGACCTCTGTCAGTGGCACGCTGTCCCGGCTCATGGTCCGTGATGTCCTCCCAGGTGACGATGTAGATTTCACCAGGCTTACCCTTATCGGCACAATCACAGCGAGTGCACGGACACTCGTGAACGCAATGCTCACAGCATCCGCACTCTTCGCATTCGGACAGGCAGTACCGATCATGCTCCCGAATGGCATAGTTGAGATCGTCGTACGCATCGATGATAGCCTTGCTGTGCTTCATCGTGGACTCACAATCCGGTAAGACATCCCCCAGCGGATCACAGTACCGTCACTGAGCCAGGTGATGAACTCGTCACTGAACTGACATCCGCACTCGATCCGCGCTGTGGATAGTGCCAGCTTAGCGCTGAGTGAGATAGGCCGCTGCTTCGCGATGTGTTCATCGAACCGTTCCTTGGCGACCAGTTCCTCATCGGTGAGTTCCACCGTACGCTCATTGATGACCTTCATACGTCCGCCTCCTTCTTGACGACACGGACGATCTGGTCATCGTAGCCCCACACGCTGACCGTGCCTTCCGGAGTGCTCATGATGCCATCGAAGCCTGGACGGCCGTTCTTCACATCAGGCTCACGATTGGTCACCGCCACTCGACGAGATCCGCCGCCGAATGTGTTGTACTCGATGATGTCACCAACATCGTATTCCATGACAGCCTCCCTAGAGCTGTTAGATCTGACAAGTCAATTGTACTCGTCGAATTCGAATCCGCTGCGATGATTTGCAAACTTCACTCAAACGTTACTCTTCGCCACGATGATCAGCCATGCAGTCCTCCGGACAGTCTTCAGTGCAGAGGTCCTCATCGCAGGGGCACCAGCCGTACTCATCGTCATGCCAGTGGTAGCTCACTTTGAATCCTTCAGGGTGCAGAAGGTCTCGTGATCCGACACACCATCTTCGGCGTCACCCTTGCCTGGCCTGCAGAAGCACTCTGGGCAGTGGTCAGGATTCGCTGCCTCCCAATCCTTCTGCCGCTGCTTCAATTCACGGTAGCGTTCTCTGTCACGTTGATCTGTCATGATGCCTTCTTCCGCTTGCCGATACCGTGAGCAGCACACCAGTTCTTATCCTGGATGCAGCACATGAAGCACACCAGGATAAGGATTTCTCCGTTCTCATCACGTGGTGTGGAGGTAGGCTGACCGCGACGAACCTTGTTGCAGCCATCACACCAGAATGTCTGAGTAGTGTGGCGACCGTGGTGACCAGCATCCATCTGGCATGGTCCAGTACGCAGCTGGTGATTGCAGGTTGGTCCAGGAGTGAAGATCTTCATGCCTATCCTCTATTCATCTCGCGAACGATGATCTGTTTCGCATCCTGAGCGCAATTGCGCCAGTAGTCTCGATCTTTGGTGAGTTCATTAACCTGGCGTTGCAGGTCGCCCGCCACGAAGTTGAGTTCGGGATCTCCCCAACGAGCACCGAGCAGACCGTATAACCGTAGCAGGTGGCGGTGGTAGACCTCACGCTGCGGAGCAGTCAACCCAGCTTCAAACTTCTCGATCTGTTCGTCAATGGCTCGGGAAGAGATCGATACCGCTGGGATGAACTTGGACGTAGGAGCATTCAATCCGCTCATGAGTACACGATCTCCTTGAAGCAGGCGAACTGCATCACGCTGTCTGCAATGTCGGCATCGTAGTCACCGTCGTCACCGTTGGTGCGTTCGCTGAGGAAGTACTGGTCCACGTAGCGAGGGTTGCCAGCTGCACCCCACGTACCGCGCTTCTGAAGGCTGATGCTCACTCCAGATGCAAGCTTGTCAAGATCCATGCGGATGGGTGCAAACTCTTCATCATCTTCGCATGGGCTGATGATGCACGTACCAGCTTCTGGATCGTACTCATCCACGTAGGCCCAGTAGTTGATGCCTCCCTCAACCGCTGTGATGAGGAGATCCTTCAACCAACCTTCACGCTGTTCTGATCGCTTGGCCATTCCGACTCCCTAGGTCGCATTCTCCTGACACAACGAATCGTACGCGACTCGGTGGCAGCTGGCTGCGTTGATTTACAAAGTTCAATGTATATTGAAAGGCCCCGGCAGGTGACGGGAGCTAGGGACAACCATCAACCCACCGGGGCCAGTTCATGTTACCTCGACGGTCAGCGCCGTCGGGTACTGCCAGCGTAGCGTCGTGCTCGCTGGTCCTCCTTCTCTTCAAACCAGTCACCGCTCGGCACAGGCATGAGATCCTTGCGCAGGCGAGAGCCCTTATCTTGATGCTGAGGGTAGTGCCAGGCCAGAGCCTTCACCTGATCACCCCAAGGCAGGTTCACCACGATTTCGGCCTCGGCGTAACCAGCCCCC